CTGCACTGCATGGTCTGCACTGCATGGTCTGCACTGCATGGTCTGCACTGCATGGTCTGCACTGCATGGTCTGCACGGAACATCTGAGTTGCAGGGAATGGCAGTGAAGTCACTGGTGAATCTTTGAAGTCAGGGAGCACACCGAAGACTCGACGCGTGCCAGGGGAGACAATGCGGTTTTCGATGACACGTACACGGTAGACGGCGTGGGAGCAGAAGGGATCGAGCCAACGGCCTAGGATGTGGACGGTCTCGCCAGGTCGCACGTCGGTGAGCATCTTGATGTTCACCTTATCGCTTCGATACTTGCCGTGCTTCTCAACAGGTGCGACGTAGCCCGTGCGTTTACTGTGCCTCTCGATGCGCTCTTCAGCGGTTTTACATTGGATGCACATTAGTGTGTTTCCTCCCTTCCAAGCGGCGGATTGCCAAGCCTGTTCTGTGCAATCGCGTCATTCTCGATTGCCCAGATGGCACGGCAAACATCATGGAGCGTCCTTGCTTGTCCATGACCTTGCACTGCAACTCTGTGCACACTCATCGCATCATCAACGTTGCCATTGATGAGTCGCTGCACGTTGTCCAGGAAAACCGGCATTGACAATCGCAGCTGCTCAATGGCTTGCAGTGTTGCAATGCGTTGATGGTCAGTGAGAGGTCCGTGAATGGCAGTGCGATCTGCGACTGCCATGACTACAGGGAGATCATCGGTCATACGTGTCCCTCAAGTTTCTCAGCAGGGTCGGCGTAGAAGCTCATGCTAACAAGGCTACCACGCATGTACTGCTCATTCAGGTCTCTCACGTCCTCTTCATGCGCTGGCAGAGAGGCAAATTTGAACATGAGCCTATCCGCATAGATCACAGGGACTTCTCCTTGGCGACACTGAGATTGCAAAGCAGTCAAGGAGATATCACCGGGGGACAACGGTAAACGTCTTCCGATCAATGGGATATCAGTTGGGGGATTATAATATGTTGCCATAATAGTTATTAGCCTTTCTACGCTATTCGACGCTCTGCATAGTTCTTCTTTGCGGTCTCCTTTCAAAATTGCTTACACAATATATGTTGAGATCATTGTACCACTGAGATGATAAAGTGTCAAGAGTTGTTCCTGTTGAAAGGCGATGGCATTGCTATCATGGAGTCTTCAATGAAAATCGGTGCAGCCCGTAGGAAGTCGTTGCCAGCGAAAGGATAGTGCAGTGTTGTTCAGAGGGTCGTCAGGGCATCGCTGTGAGGTTTTTCGTAGGATGGGGTGCCTCTAAAAAATGGAGCATTCTAGCGCGTTATTCTTGAGTGTAGCAGTCAACAATTCGCAGGGCAGAAACCAAAGAGTGTGCACCGATTGCAGTGCACACTCTTTGGTTTCCCTTGGAATTTATCGCCACGCAGAGAATATCACAGCCTTTCAAGGCTTGTCAACGGGCTTTCCTTGTGTAACATCCTTGCCTTTGCGTCGCCTCTCCATGAATAGCCTTGCCTTCGCTGACTCTTCGAAGTCACGTTCATTGATCACGCCGTGAGCCACGGGGACTTCATTGAGCGCCCTGGCACGGTTAGAACTAAAGAACATCGGTCCCTTGAATAGTCGTTGTTTCATCGCTTCCTCCTTGCCTTTCCATGATTATACCATGCTCTTCAGTGACATCCCCTGCTCTCAGTGCAAGACGGGGAGGGCAGGGGATGCTGTGGGGTTAGGACTTCTTGCGCTTAAGATAGCCAGCGCGGGTAAGCCGGATCATAATCATAAGAACATCTTCAACGTGTAACCACTTGATACCATCTGCATGGAACTTTTCTAGAATGTCCTCAGGCAACCGATCACTCTGTGGCAGGGATGATGCCACAGCAATAAATCCCCGTGCCATGTCATCCAAGTACGAATTGAGGCAGGAACGACCCAGGTTTTTCTCAATCCATCCACTAGCGCCTAACGCACCTCTCATCAAATCAGAAAGCTCTGTGGGAGGATCTATCTTGTTACGGAAACGTTCAAGAATCTTAACCAGTTCTTTAGCAGATTGTATTGCACTTTCAAGTTGGTTTGGATCTTGCAGGGCATTTAAAACCTCTTGCTCATCTTCCAACTCATACTTATAGGGAGTGTGTTGAGGGAATTTTGAATGAATCCCTTGGAAGTTTGTGAGACTTAGACCATGGTGTCGAATAAGAAAGCTCTCATATGCTCTCACCTCATCTCTACTATTACTTGAAAGCACGACTTTTTGTTTAATTTCACGCCCTTCGTCCCAAATCTCTCGTATTCTTTTGCACTTTTCGTTCGTGATAGCATCAGGTCCAGTAACCCTAGCCTCTTCTATTGTTGAACGCAATCGGGCAGTGGACCCAGAGCCGACATAAAACACACCATATACAGAGTCAACGAGCAGGTAGACATGAAAGTCTTTTTTCGCTATACTTCTTTTCATGATAATGGGTGAACTCCTTGTCATCATACCCTGGGGTGTTCAATGCACCGCCAGGGTAAACCATTGTAGTGGCAGAGATATCGATGTATAGCTCTGCCTTTTGTTTTGTCATTATCGCACACTTGCGGTATTTTGTCAAGAGTTGGAACAATAGAAAGAGGTATCGCAGGGATAAGCAGAAGATGTAACTGGCATTGTTGTTCTTGCCAGCACTCACCCAAGTGTAAAAATGTAGCAGGAAAATGTTGCAACTTGAGAAGGCATGTAAGCCTAGTCTGCAAGCAGGGTTATAATGTGCATGTTGCGTGTTGCGAGTGTAGCACCCTCCCCTATACCTACCCACAGGGATACGTACATCTTGCTCAAATCTTCCTAATTATCTCTCCCATATATCATCATCATCATATATCATCATCAGTATAAGTTCTTGTTTATAGGCTATAGCCCTGTCTAGACATCCTGCACCCTGCCAAGACTTATAAGGGGGGGTGCTACACTTCGCAACACGCAACATTGACCGCCTCGCAATGCTCTGCAAGCAGGATCGGCAGACTATGCGCATCGCAACATTTTCCTGCTACATTTTTACACTTCGCCATCCATCGATCCCACTGCCATCACCGACTTCTCACTGCCATCCCTGCAACACTTCGCCTGCCCTGCCTTTCCTTGGGAACAACTATTGACAGCTCGACAATGACGTGCTACAATCTGCTCGAGTCCCACTTCTAGTTTTCCCTTTTGCGGGGATAACATATAGGGCCGGTTTCCCGGTCCTATCACGTTTTATAGAGTCATCTTCATTCACGCTCTGCAACCACTGCCATCCCTGCAACACTTCGCCATCACCGATCCGCCTTGCCATTTCACAACTCCTGTTTCAAACAAGAGTTGTGACCATCGACCTTCACCGTTCATCCCTGCCTTCACTGCTAATCGCTGCGCATCCATGAATGCCACGACTTGCATTGAATGCAATGTGTTGCATTGTGATGCACTGCAAGTCCTTGAAAACGGTGAAGGATCGGTGAAGGATCGGCGCAGTGCGTTGCATATAGTCAATGGCTCTACTCTGCCAATCATTGCAGGTCGTTGCCAGTCGGCGAGGGCTGTGGTAAAGTTGGTGAGAGAAAGTGTCAAGAGTTGTTCTAGTTGAAAGGACCAGTATGAGTATCATTCATTCAAACGGATTTATCACTCTGCCCAATGGAAAGACCTTGCCCTGCACTGACTTCAAGGTTGACATTGAGGAATCGGTGCCACCTGTCAGTGAAGAAGAGCGAAGACAGGTCAATGAAGCACTCAGGAGAACGCGAGGGATGCAAGGAGTACGCATTGACTTTGCGACGAACTACGAGGATGGCGGTGCATACCAGCCGACGGGTCCCGTGGTGGATTCAACGCTGGCAGGGAAAGGCGAGGAAGAGCGATGACCACACTTCGAAACTCCCTGCTTGCAACGACCTGCATTGTCGGCTTTGTGGGAGCCGTGTATTATACGTTGCCAGGGTATGACAAGCTGTTCTTAGGTGGCACGGGACCACAGCCCACGGGGATATTCCTCTGCGCAACACTGTTCTTCATTGGGTTTACCATTGCCGTCATTGTCAGTCCTGGGAAGGCGCAATTCTGCCCACAATGTGGGTGCAACATTGTAAAGAAGCGGGAGCAGTTGAAACAGGCAATGAAAGGCAAGGAGGAGAAGCAATAAGCAAGCAACGAAAACATCAACGACAGAGTGCAACGGCACCAAGGCAGGTCAAGGCACAAGCGACTATGCCTATGAAGAACCTGTGGCGTGCTACCCGATAGAAATGGAGATAGAATGACTAAAACAATTATTTGGTATCAGACGCCCAACGAAACCTTCGAAGAGCGCGTCAAGCGCATCAATGAAACCCTTCATCGCATTTTCTTTGACAGCAGTGACGACGTGTGCCCTGTGAGCTTCCCACTTCAAAAAGAGGACAGATCTATCTGTACGGTATGCGGTGCAGAGGGTCGATACTGGCTCTCACTCAAGCACAACGCGCCGCGCTTCCTGCAATCACTGGATGCAATGCAGCTCATTGTAACGTCAAGGAAGCTCTTGGAAGTCAAAGAAACATTCCTTGCATGGGCATTCAGAAGTCCATATGAGTGCAGTGTCCTTGTACGTCATGAACCCCATGCTTGAAAGCAGGGGCTTGTTCCTAGCCCGCAAGAGCCGAAACAATAGGCACCATGACTTGTGCCCTAGAGATATTCACAGCAGCGTTAAAGTCTGCGAGTGCAGCATACCCACATGCCTTACAGACAAATTCAGCTTGACTCCTGCGATTGGCTTTCTCGCAATGCTGACATACAGCACACGTGCGAGAGGTGTTCCTTGGATCAACCGTATGCAACGGGACACCTGCAAGAGCAGCTTTGTATGAGAGGAAGAAACGGAGTTGATTAAAAGACCAACTGCTATGGCGATTGCGCTGCGAGCGTCTAACCGTGCTATCGGTACGTTTCCGAATGTGCCTAAGCTCTTCAATCGCTATAGCCTGCCTATGTGTCTTGGCCTTTTGAACAATCCGCTTGGAGATGACATGGTTAGTGTTGCGCTTGAAACGAGCCTCTTTACCAGAAAGCTTTTTGAGATGTCTTTTTGCCGACTTGGTACCTCGTTTTTGAAGTCGCTGACGAAGGGAGTGCATTCGCTGTCTGTTTTTCTCGACAGCTTCTCCGCTGAATGTTTCCCCTTCCGAGTCTGTGGCAAGGTTCACTATGCCAAGGTCGACTCCGAGCGTACCACCTTCCGGTTCATCGGGGGTTGGAGCGGGAACGTCAAGAGTCACTGCGAGGTAGAAGGTCCCTTGGCGATAGAGCAAATCGGCTTGCCCTTTGATCGAGTCCATACGGGACTGTTGATAGCCTCCGATACGGAAGGGGACAATGACACGCCCTTGCAGGGTCAAGAGGGAGACTTCATTCAATCCTTTGAATGCCATCAGGCGTTCATCGTAGGTTATAGCCCCTTCAGATCTGAAGGATGGTTTGATGCTCCTATCCCGCTTGTAGTTATCGACTACCTTGCTGATAGCCCTGATAGCCATTTGAGACGACAAATTGAAGCGTTTGCGGATATCGCCATAGACAATCTTCTGAAGCTCAAATTTGTTTGCAAGCTTCTCATCAAAGGCTGTCTGAGCAATATCGTTACATGCAGCGTTAAATGCATGCATCGTCTCAAGAAGAGCGGTATGTTGTTCTGGCGATGGTGCCAATTTCAAGAGCATCGTTTGTTTCATACAAGGATTATAGCATACTTAGAACGATGTTGTCAATACATTTCTAACAATTGGCTAGGATTGAATCCAGCCTTGCGAGGCTGTCATTTATTCCTCCCCATATCTAAAGAAAGGGGCTTCCTAAATGGGACGTGGTGAAAGCAAATGGTACAAGCATGAAGGCCGCACACGGCAAGACGCTTTTTATTTAGCAGCACTAAAGGCATTGGGCTACACTGTCATCACTGAAGAGCAGGGAGAGAGTCAATGAAGCTCAAGGCAATCTATCACGGAGATGAGCTTTGCCTTGCAACGGAGGCAGGGGAGATCATTGAAAGCGTTGAGACTTGCCGTGTATTTTCTACAGGGATGGGCGCAATGGTAGGGCAGCGCATTCCATGCCACTTCTCAATCATCGTCAACCTTGCAGTGTCTGAGAAAATCATTGACGCCGATGAGAGAGCACTGCCCACACGGACACACATTGAACGCACTGAAGAAGAATTCGATGACCGTCTGGATGAGCTGAGAAGACCACCGTTCGTGGAATACGACTACGATCCCGACGAGGGGCCGTTCTTCTACAACGATGCATTCGAGGAGGGAGATATAATGGAAGGACTCGGGGTTTGCCCACAGTTGGAACAGAAAGTTGGAATAGGAAAGTAGCCCTTCTGGGCTAAAAGAAAGACTGAACGGGGCTTTTTCACCTGATCAGCCAGACGTTGAGAGAGCAGAAAGAGGGATTCACATCTACTAAGTCGTATTAGCAGACATGGCCTCTTGCCGAACAAGCACAAATCGGAAGCCTGATGTCTGCTAACCCAGTGCAAAAAGCCTCAAAATCGATGTCTGCTAACCCAGTGCAAAAAGCCTCAAAATTGATGTCTGCTAAGGTTTGCATGTCCCAGATGACCCTTTCGTCCTATTCGCTATTCCAACTTTCTGTTCTTACCGTGCTCAACCCCCGACTCTGCCCCGATTGCTGCCAAGACCTCTGCCTTCAATGCGAGCAGTGCTGCACGCCAGCATGCGAGGCAGAGAACTGCGATTGCCCCTAGCGTGCCATCCTCTCGATAGCTATCCCCATCGCGTACACAATCGCCCCTGCATGAGAGATTGCACACACTGCCACCGGTGCCACAACGACTGCAAAGACAAGCAGCGGCACCCATGTAAAGCCATGCTCTTCCTGGCAACGCATCGCATGTCCTCGCAGCACGCCGGTTTCACTGCGCTTGCCACGCCTCGCCGTTGCAAGGAGAACGCGCCGCTTGTTCATGATCGCAGGGAGCTCAAGGGTATCATCGGGATCATGGAATGTTGCTGGGGAAGGAAGTCTCATCGTCGCTGCCACCATCGCTTATCACAGGGCTTCGTTGGCTGGTCGATGTCTAATCCTTGCGCATCCTGGAAAGGCATGGCCCTCCATGAGAAGCCTATGGCAAGGATACGCTTGTCACGGTACATGACATACGATACCCCACATCTCTTGCAGAACATGATGGGAGTGTCATTCGTGTCAGTGTAGATATCAACCCTGTGCACCACTTTTCCCTGCCTCTTCCATGTGCGCCGCTGCCATTTCCTTGAGTCTTTCCAGGCAAGCAATGCAGTCCCCGATGGCTCGATGACCACCATTGAGCGGCACCCATGTGTAGGACCCGTACCGTGTTGACCAGTTGCCTTTGAACTGCGAGTACAGCTGCATGGCACAGCCCCACTTCTGCGTAAGGTGTGGCAGGTTATAGCGTTGTGCACTCTGTGCAAGCCTTGCCTTGTCAAAGTCAGCATTGAATGCCACAAGGACATCCCTGCCCTTCAATGCATTCCGCAGATCGTCCCAGATACCAGGGAGACGCGGTGCAACGCTTAGCTCTTCATCGGTTATTCCATGCTTCTCCCTGGCTTCAGGGGACACAGGGCATTCAGGGTTGACCAACGAATAGAACAATGTGTTTCCTTGAGGGTCAATGACCCCGACCTCGACAACAACGCCATACAATGAGGTCGTTTCAACGTCGATAATGGCCCAACTCTCCGAGGGACGATTGTGCAGAAGACCATGTGCACGCCTGGCAGCGTCTTTGCGATCTGCTTCAATATTTGGCATTAGATAAATTCTCTTTCTATTGGAACGTGTTTAGATCAATGATGTGGCTATGATAGCAGAGATGGCAGGGCTTGACAATGCTGGTATGCTGAGCATGCGAAACTCGTCGCAAGACGGGAAAGATACCTGAGGCCTCGCACGCGGCCTCCGCAGCTAAATTCGTGCCGATGAGGGAACTGTATCGTAAAATACGTCTCAAATGGCCTCTCTCAAGAATGAGCTGCCCGAAAGGGTAACACAACAGGGAGAGGCTTTTGCACCTCCCCCGCTAGATCAGTTAGAGCAACCTCCCTCCCTCTGGAAACTCCCAAGGGAACTTGTTGCCTTTGCTCAGGTTGCAAGTAGGACATGTCATCACGAGGTAGTCAATACTATTGGCAGGTATATCAGTCCCCACTACTCTACTCAGCGGGAAAGTGTGATCGATGTGATAGATATACGTGCCTTTGGTCTTCTGGAAACGCTTCTGGCAGTAGTAACACTTGTGCTTCTGCCGCTTTAGTTGTTCTTGAAGCTGTTCAGAGGCATAGGTTCCCTTGACGGACTTTTCGTGGGCACGTCGATTGTGTCTATAGGTGCTGTATTTTGCTCGTACTTCTGGCTGGCTTCGGTAGATGCGAACATGTTTTCGTGCTTCTGGACTGCCTTGATAAGCAAGAATGTGTTTTCGTATCTCTGGACGTTTGTAGTATTCTTTGGCTTTTGTGAGTATGCAGGCTTTGCACCGAGGGCGTAACCCGTCTTTTTTGTATCGGTAAAAGAATTCGGTGGTAGCAGGTAAAGTACGACCGCACGGACCTGCACAGGTTTTCTCTAAGGGGTTGCCATTTTGATCATGAGGGTATAAAGTGTCCACGACATATCTCCTTAACAGATGTGTCCGCGGCCTCGGATGTTCCACCATCGCGAGGTCAAACAATATTAATTTATACTCATCATTATAGCATAGATCCGCCTCTAGAGCAAGTTTATAGATATTTCATTTGCTGTGCATTTTCATTGAAGAGCTTAGCATGTCCAGGCAACCCAAGGACAGCAGCGGGAAGCGTGGAATTGACAGTGATGGCAAGGCTGGGGTAAAATATAGCTACCGATACTTTAACTATATAGGCAACTATCGGTCGTTATCCACATTTTGCATCAAGGAAGGATAGAGTCAATGGACATCGTATCTGCAATACCACAGACTATCTCAGTAGGGCAACTTGCAAACGAATATGCAGCATCTAACGCATTCAGTGACTATCAGTCAAGGATGGCAGCGAATACATTGAAACGCCAAAGAGATGACATTGCGCTCTTCTCTGCCTTTCTCAAGAACATAGGCATGAATAAGGATAACTTGATGGATGATCCCACAGAATGGCATGGTATCACCTTTGGGCTGATAGAAGCGTTCAAGAGGTGGCAATTAGAACAAGGTTATGCAATTGCATCTATCAATGCACATCTCTCAACGGTCAAAGTGTATGCAAAGCTGGCAGCAAAGTCAGGCGTGCTCTCACCAGAGGAATATGCAATGATCAAGATGGTGAGCGGCTATCGGCACAAAGAGGGCAGGAACGTAGACGCGAAACGTGTCCAGACACGGCGAGAGGGTGCGAAGAAAGCTGAGGCAGTGCCCATTTCACCAGAGCAGGTCAGGGCATTGAAAGAACAGAGTGATACTCCGCAAGGCCGGCGTGATGCCTTGCTTATGTGCCTGCTCCTGGATCATGGGCTACGATGTGGTGAAGTAGCGGGATTGCCAGTTGAGTCGATAAATCTCTCGACAGGACTCTTTACTTTCTATCGGCAGAAAGTTGATAAAGTTCAGACTCACCAGTTAACCCGCGATACCCTGCTCTCTGCTATGAGATATCTTGAAGTTGCCAAGCCTAGAGGTAAGCTACTCATGGGTAGCAGGAAGAACGGCAACCTCGAGGGTGCAATGAGTGAACGGGCCATCACTGATCGTGTCCGAGAGCTGGGGGAAAGAATAGGCATCAGTGGTCTGTCTGCACATGACTGCCGACATGACTGGGCAAAGGACGCGATCAAGCAGACGGACATCAAGAGCCTGCAGCAGGCCGGCGGATGGTCATCGTCTGCGATGCCACTTCGATATGCAGACGACGCAAGGATAGCCAACGAAGGCGTGAAACTATCAAGGTGATATCACCACGCACTCTCATCGCCTTCATCGCCATTTTCACCGCCACTCAGTGCCTCTGCAATGGATGCAACGAGGAAGAGCAGTACCCACTTGCCTGCGATGATCGTTATTAATACCGCTATAGTTAATAGAAATACCGTCATGTTGTTTCATGCCTCCATTCTTGCCTTGCTTGTTCAAAGAAACCAATGAGCCCTCGCAGCGTCATACCTCGAATGTCAGTGATAGCACCGATCGTTGTCAGCCTACCTTGGAGCAGGATGCTCACCTCCGAGCCATGCTCTGCAAAGCCAACAACGATCTTGCAATGGTATTCCCGTGCAAGGGCAAAGATGACAGAGAGGATCACTGTCTCTTGTCTGTTGTAACGGGGCATAGGTTTCTTTCATGTGGAACAGGTTTTGATGACTTTAGTTAAAAGCTCTTGAACATAGATCTACTCTTCTGCTATCATAGCAGATACAGAACAGCTCTTCAAACAAGGAAGGGCTTTCTTTCAGCAGGAACAACTCTCGACACTTTTATCATTGGAGGCAATGTGCAAATTTTGGCAATACAAGGAAAATCAGGGAAAAAGCGTGGAAAAGGACAGGGATTCGCAGCGCTTCCCCCGGAGAGGCGCAAGGAAATATCGGCGATGGGAGGCAGGGAAGCTCATCGGCTAGGCACTGCCCACAAATGGGACCACGATGCCGCCGTGTCGGCTGGCCGCAAAGGGGGCCTGGTTAGTCGTCGCAGGGCAAAGCTTAACGTTGGTAGCACTGAAAAGACAGTGAAAGATCGATAGAAAGGAAAGTGAATATGTTAGACATCGTATCCATGCTACCTAGCAATGACATGATTGAGGATTATCGAGAGGAAGAGTTGGATTTGCAGCTTCAAGTGATTGATTGCATATGGATACCTTCAATGGAGGGTAGACTTGCAAGGCTTGATCAACCTAGCGAAATCCTAGCTCCGACTACAAAAAAGGCAGTTATAGATGGCAAAAGGGTGGACGTGCCATATTATGAAAAAATATCGGCGATAGGCGTTTCAAGGCAGTGGTCCATAGAATCGTCAGAAAAGAAATCTGCTGAGACAGGATTTGTACAGAGCAATCCATCTGTACGGGAAAGATTAAACCAATACCGGTACTACCCCTACACAGAGCAGTTCACTAATGAATTCAGTGCGATGCTGCGAACAAAAAGGGACAGTAAAAACAGACTCACAAAATATGCACTGGTAGACAATGACCCTGTCCTCCTTAAGTGGTTCAACCTTGTTTGCAGATTGAGAGCCATGCAAGGCCAAACGGAGCATTTCTTTGGGAACGGGCGGCGTGCATTTTTGCGAGACACAAGGGCAACGTTTATGGCTATGAGAGCTCATTGGGAAACCCCACGTGAAGAGGCACGTGTCACCAATAGAGCACAGAATAACCTTGGAATCGGGGCTGAAGCAAGAGCAAAGGCAATAGCAAAGCTTGGGGATGTAAACACTGTCTCACTTATAGCACAAATCAATGAAAGCAAGGACTTAGATCCAGAGAAGCGAATCGAGCTTATGGAGAGAGTGCTGCAATTTGAACAGGGAAAAGCCGCTATTGCCAGTGAATATGCCGCTATTGCCAAGGAAAACACTGAGATTGTCAAAGAACTCCGCGCCCCTGTCACTGAAAAGTTCCGTGAGTCGATGAGGGAAGGGGAACAATTCGCAAGAGAGGACTTGCTTAGAGGCATAGAAGTACAGCGAAAACTTAAGGAGGCAACAAATGAATAACGAGATGCTACCGACACTTTTTGATCAAGAAGCTTCAATAGAGACACAAGATGTTGATGAATTTCACTATGAGGTTCTTGACCTTGAAGACCGCGAATTTGTCCAAGAAAAGGAGTATGAGATACGTACTCACTGGACAAGGGCGGCTAGCGAGATTTTAGCATCAGGGGAAAAGCTTCTGCTAGTACAAGACAGGTTAAAAAGAGCTAATGGGGGAATACACGGAAATTTTGAAGGATGGCTAAAAAGGGTTGGATTAAGCAAGGGAAACGCTTTTTTTGCCATGAAAGCCTATAACAGATTTGGGAATGAGAAAAAGTCTGTAATACAGACTTTTTCTTCTGAGGTGGTTAGAGAATTGACCTATGCTTCCGATGAAATTGTTGATCAAGTAGTTTCGGGTGATGTGCATCCCACAGTCAAAGCCATACGAGAGGCAAAGAAAGCAGAGAAAGAGGCAAAGGAAGAAGCAGAGGAAGCCAGGAAAGCAGTAACTAAGGCTAAGGCGGATGCCAGAGCAGCACAACAACAACTTACTCTCAAAGAGGCATCTTTTCAGTCAGAATTTGAGGCACTGAAAGGGCAGTTTGAAGCAAAGATCCAAAAGCTAGAAGCGCTCACGACTCCTCAGATTGAAATTAGGGAAATCGAAAAGGAAGTCCTACCTGAGTCTGTCAAAAACAACATAGCAGAGATGCAAGGCAAAATAGACGAATTACAGGCAGATCTTGACAAGACAAAGGGGACGGTCCCACAAGAGACATTAGATCAAATGGAAATGCTTCAAACCCAGCTTGCAACATACAAAACGCTTGTTGATGCAAAAGAGAAAAGCCTTAACGAGATACGTGGGCACAACGCAAAGATAGCAGAGATGAACAAAAAGCTCTCTGAAGAGGCACGACTGATGTCCGCTGAAACACAAGCAGTGGTAGGCCGTGCTCGCATCCGGCAGAAATGGAGAGAAGACACAAAAGACCTCCACGTAGCCATAGCCAAGTTTGTTTCTGAGATCCCTTCCCTGATCGACCAGGAGTCCCTAGAAGGCGATGATTGGGCAAGGCAAGGGCAATGCATCGAGATCCTGCAAAGAGCACTATCAGCTCTAGGACAGATGAGGAATAGCCAATCTGATCCGTTTGTCAATGCTTCTGTCGTTGATACAGCATTGAGCGTCAATGGGCATGACATAGTAGATGCAGAGGTGGTTCAGCGATGATGCAAGGCAAAGACCCGATCGACACTTTTGACAAGATGAAGGAAGAATACATCAAAATACAAGATAGGAGGATCAAAGGCCTTAAGCGAACAATTGCGGCACTTGAGGAGACAATCGAATGCCACAAGGAAGAGATTAAACACCAGAATGATTTTATGAATCTTTTAAGGCAGGAACTTGCCAAAAGTCGTCAACAACCGGAGGTTACCCAGTGATCAAAAATGGTAAGCAATGGTATGCCGACAATTTCCATGAACGCGCCCTTACCCATAAAGATGCTGTAGGATGGGCCTGTGAATGGTGTGGACGCAAGCACGGGGAAGAGTATAAACCCGATGCCATTCAGCTCCCTCTTCTAAAGAGTCGCAAGAAAAGGCCCAAAAGAAAGGTAGTGGTCGTGGCACACCACCCCAACTACGATACAGAAAACCCAGATGCCGAATTGATTATACTCTGCAAGGCGTGTCACGGAAAAGCACAGAGACAGCATAACCGCGAAGCAAATCAAAAAAATGCCGATGACAAGAGGAAAGAAAAGCTGCTAGGTGAGACACGGGATGCAATGGATAATGGTCAATTAGAATTGGCATTTGGAGAGTATGAATACCCTATCCTGCAGATTGACTTCCCTATCACGCCTTTCCTGCAATCCGTACCATTGGAGAATGACTTATCCACATCTCATCCACATGTTCACAACTCATAGAAAGCGAGGATATCAATGAGTACGGACAGACCAGTAGTAACAGGCACTGAGTCGCAACTAAAAGATATTGCAGAGGCCCGTCTAACAAGGGAATATGGAGAAGCGCGCAACAACATAAGCCCTGGATTGCGTTGGTTAACCGGTGATCCCCATCACATTCCACTCTATCTTGATCATCCAGAATACCGCATCAAGGACGGGGAAAGAACGGTAAATGCCAATCCATACGGCCTAGACCTAGAAGACTTGGAGTCTCTTGTAAAGCTAGCAAAAAGCAAAAAGTTGTATCTTTACATAGAACCGATATCAAACTACAACACGGGCACAGTGCTTGTTGTTCTTACAGAGACAAGTTCGTCAGTGCAGAATCAGCGCGCTGCAAGGCTTAGATCACAGGAAAGCGAGGCCCCGCAATGACCAACACCGACAACCCCGATCACATCGACTTCACCGAATCACTCTTGCAGGAGCAATTCATCCGCTCTGCGATGGAGCCTGCAGCTGAGAACCTCACTGCCATCCGCGAGGATATCCAGGACTTCACGGCATCATTCGACGAGAACGCTAAGGCGTGCGATGAGGAAGCAGCGAAAAGGGAGGAGATCAGCCATAAAAGCGTTAACACCTTCTGAGATATATATCTTAAAGCTTCTCGCAATTGGAAAATCAGGGTATGAAATCGAGAAGGAATTACATATTACCAAGAATACGCTCTATGCCCATATATATGGAATCAAGAATAAAACGGGCATTAGAAACCGGATACTCCTCGCATTCTATGCGTATGGAAACGGATATATCACAAGCGACGAGATTAAAGCAGCGATAAGAAAAGAAAGAGGTATCACGTGAGCAGCGATAGGCTCTCTATCCTTCCGGATACTGTTGGCGAAATCAAAAATCGAACTCGCGATGGAAGATAACCTATTCCTGCTTTGAGCTTGGGAAACCAATTCGCCAACAGTATCCTTCCGGGTGAATTTGGCTGTAAAATCGTAGCATCAGAGCATAGCTATGCCTCTCATTGGGTGCGAAGATGGCAGCGCAGGGCATTTGTAAAATAAACAACATCTGCTCAAAATTGCAAATAAAAAAACTGCCCTCCCTGGCAGTTCAGTCATCTAGGCAATCTGGGTCCCATTCCACAGGAGGACTGTCATCATCTGCCCACCACTCGCACGGCGGCAACTTTTGTGGCATGTTTGGGAAATCATCGAGAAACTTATCTGCACGGCAACACAACATCACATCTCTGCGATCTATCAATGTGCGCTTGATCAATGTTCCCCCGATGCTATGGCACGCGGGGCAGCACGCTTTGCTGTCCCAGCGCATCTCAGCAGCGAGTTCCCTGCAACCCATTGGCGGCGCAAGGAAAAACTTTGCTGCACTGCCCTCCCCTGTCCGGGAGAGGCAGAGCCTGCCACGATCAAGCAGCGTATTCACGGCGTCACGGCGCATCATGGCAGACACGGTAGGCTCATTGTAGTCGTGGGTATCATAGCCATGATCTTCGAGAAAGAGAGAGAACTCAGCGAGGGAGGCGGATTCGATGGTGCGTTTGTAGCCATTGATGCCAAAGAAAGTCCTTGGCTGGTCGACGATCTTGCAATGCTGCACGAGGCATTCCGTTGCATTGGCAGGGGGACACCATGTGCCCGTGGATTTTTTTGCGAGAGGCTTGAATTGCTGTAGTGCAGGAAATTGCATTGTCGGAAATTCGGACAAGATAATCGCTGCATATTCATCAGTCGGAATCAATTGACCGGAGGGAGTGAGTACAGGCATGGGAATTCTCCTTCGGCCACATCCTTGTGGATTATTCCGCGCCACCCTTGCCACAACTTAGCAAAAATATTTTTTGAGTATACACCTTTTATGTAACGTTAGGCAAGATCCGATAGGCTATACATCGTACGGCAGACAGACACAGCGTGCTATGAAAAATTGCACTTTTAAAGTATTGCGCATTCCACATATTGCATAGATACATTCAAATATTGCACAAAAAAGCGAGGATGTTCCTTGATCTCAGAGCATCCTCGCTGCACTTCGTGGATGGTCAATGCCTTACTTGGGCTGCCTGGATGGCCCTCCCTGCCTCTTCCCTGGAAAGCCCTGCCTTCTGTGCAAGTCCAAGCTGTCCAAGGCGTTGCAGTGCGCGTCGCTGCGGCATGTTTGCCGTGCCAACGATATTGCCTAGCTCTGCGTCTGGCAGTGGCTTCAAGGAATTCGATGGTTGGGGCTTCGCTGCAGGCTTGGCAACGGACTCCTCGCTATCGAAGGGATGATCAAAGTTCTCCCCGAAGTCACTGGCATCCATTGAAGCCTCAGTGAAATTCTCTGGCTCTTCAGTGCTGCCATTGACGCCTGCGTAGATGTCATTGGTGACTTGGAGGCTCCAAGCAACGGAGTCCTCAATTTCCCCCTTGATCAAAGGGAGATACTCCCCGACGTGATGGGCATCCAGGTAGTCATCGTCGACCTGGGCAGGGATTTCACTGACGATCGGGGAGACGGGGCTTCCCTGATCTCCCTTTACCTGCATACGCTTTATACGTTTGCCGGGAACAAGCAAGAGGGAGAAGCCCCAGTACGGCGTCTTCGTGGCTTTGCCGTGCTTTTCCTGGAAGAGCTCATTGTTGGCACGGAGCACACGGTACTGACCGTCGCGTCCCAGGATCGGAAGCATGTCGCTTGCGAACTGGTTTTTTGCCACAACGATCACAGGGCGAGGGGGATTGGACTCATCAAAGAATGGCAGCAGTTCTGCCACGAAGGCACGGAATTTCAATGTCTTGACATTTTTTACCTTACCCTTGCCGTCGTCTTCCTTGTGCCATCCAAAGGCAACCCCCGCGCGCTTGGACTTATCATTCATTTCCTGCTCGGAGTGGCACCCTTTCGCTAGAATGAAGAGGGAAGCACCAGCTTTTCCACCGATCTGCCAGTACGTATTGAGCTTCGACTGCTCAATTTTGACCTGGGGCAGATTTGCAGCTGCGCACACTTTGTCGAGATAGGGATACTTCCCTGCTTCGATATGCCACCCGACCGTGGTATCTTCAGCGCCCTCACAGTCCCTCTGCGAAAACCACTGTAAGACGCCTTCTTCAATGCCAGACTCAACAACATCATTGTCTTCACCGAAATCGTAACCGCTTGACATGATAATTTCCCTTTCAATAAAAAAACTTAACTAAGAAGATTATATCACTTCTATCACAAAGTGTCAAGAGTTGGTTCAAATGAAAGACAATTCTCTTGAGACAAGGATAGAAGCCATGTTAGCAGGGAGCAGGAGCAATTTGAAGAAGCTCAAGAGGCTGGGATGCTCCCACTCTCGAAAAGCAAAGGGCGGCAAGAACCGCAAGAAAGCCGCTCGTAAATTGGCACGTCAGCATGCAAGAATAGCACATATCAGATCCGATGCATTGCACAAAGCAACTGCTCAAATCGTGGCGAAAACCAAGCTCGATAGCGAACGACCTAAGAGCATTGTGATAGAGGATCTGAATGTGTCTGGCATGCTCAAAAATCGGAAATTGAGCAGGGCAATAGCTGATGTGGGACTCTACGAGTTCAGGCAGCAATTGACCTACAAAGCTGAGCAAGCCGGTTCTGCTGTCCATGTCATGAGCAGGTGGTATCCATCCTCTAAAACATGCTCTGGCTGTGGCTGGATAGATCATGACCAAACTCTTTCCGATCGGACATTCATCTGTCATGAATGCGGAATCGTCCTTGATCGAGACTTGAATGCTGCTTTGAATTTGGCAGCGTCGGCATAACTTTTTGTACCGTGAGTTACACGGGAACATAACGCCTCTGGAGAGAGTAGCTCTGGCTTGGATGAAAGTCCAAGTGAAACTACTCTCAGGGAAGGAGGAACCAGACATCGGATATGGCGTGTCCATATTTGTCTAAGTTCTGGATAACGGATTGGCAGGCAGGGCAAAAAGTGTCGAGAGTTGTTCCTGGCAAAAGAAAGAGGATGGTCAAAGAGGCCATCCTCAATCCAGATCGATCTCCTCTTTGGGCTTGCGACGCTGCTTCAGCGGAATGTATTGGACGGGGAACAGAATGTTATTCCCAAGGTTGGCAACAGGATAGACCTTGCGGCCTTTCTTGGATATCGCATGCAGGGAAAGTATGCCACCTTGCTGCACTCCCCTTTTCGTTACTAGCTCACCACCCCATTGCGCTTCGATTTCAGGGATCTGCTTTGTCGACACCACGTCAACGACTTCTTCGACCTCTGGCATCTCTGGTGCCACATTGAATATCGGTGCTTTGAGCAGCGATTCCTCGCTGAAACGCCAGGATTGGAAGATGCCGTTCTTGCCGGGCACTTTGCGGTCAATCGGAATCTTGCCGTTGTTGGGATCTGCCCAGTGGTAAAACAATCTTATATCAATGCGCTCTTCACGTCCTTCCGCTGCCAGGCGTGCGTTGATCCAATTCCATGCTTCCTTTGATGTCATCAGGCTATCTGCAGCGAGGCGTGTCTTCTCCTCTTCGATAAGCAGGGGGACCAATTCATCGACATCTCTGGGTTCAAAGAGATGATCTCCATTGGCATCTGGTGAAGGTTTGATCCGCCCGCTATCGATAATCCGTGTGATCTGCGAGCTGTATTGGAACGATGGCAAGTGTTCCCTGATGCGGGCAAGGACCTGCTTCGGGGTAAGCAGCCTTGCAAGCTTCTTTTTCTGCTCAATGAGCTCAATGATGTCAGCGCGGGCAAAGCGCTTCAGTGGTCCCTTTGAGTTGGCGGGGACAATGTGCCCTCTGGTGACATAGTTATCCCATTCATAGTCCTTGATGGGACTTCCCAGTTCCCTGAAGAGTTCAATGGCTTGTCCCCGTGTCAGGGTTTCTTGCTTAATTTCTATCATGAATGTTCCTCCTTGTGCTTGCACGTGATTTAATGATAACATAATCGACGCAAACCATCAACTATTGTTCCTAGTGAAAGACCACTGCCTTTCAACAGGAACAACTCTTGACACTTTGTCTATCTATGGAATATGCTAAATCTCTATCCATCTCGGAGGCAACTACTATGCACATCCAAATTCCTGCCAACCAACTCGTACTCATGGCACGGATGCCGATGCCACCATCGATAAACCATGCCAAACGCGCGGGTGTCCGTGAGCGCAAGGACTACAGCGCAGCTGACTACCTTGCGGGCAAGAAGCCGTACTATGGCACCACCTACACGGACCCCAAGGCAGATCTCTATAAGCAAGAGGCGCTGTGGATGCTTCGCTGTCCGTGCCCGCCCCAGTGGCAATCATGGCAAGAGCCTATGGCTGTCCGTGCACTCCGAGAAAATACAACGATCTGCCTGGATTTTGAGCTATGGGAGTTTTTTGCAGATAACAAGAGCGATGCAGACAACCGCGTCAAAGGATTCCAAGATATCCTTGCAGAGCATCTTGATATCGATGACAAAAGGATCATCGAGGGAAAGCAGCACAAGCGCGTCATTCCAGGATGTACGCCGTATGCCGTCGCGAAGCTTCGTGTCGCTGAAGTCACTGATGCCAAGGCAGAACAAGCAGAATTAGATGATATGTTAGTAAGTTTAACGGAGGAAAAGAACTATGGCAGTTTTACGGAAATACGAGCTTTCGCATCTTCCCCAACCATCGCCGACGCCGGAGCAGCGCGTCGCTGATTCGTGGCTCAATGCAATGCCACGCCCTGTTCCTCAGCGATCTTCAGAGATCGAGGAGATGGTGCACCGCGAAATATCCCTGCATTTCATGGCAACCCATGAACCCCCTGTGCAGCTTCGAATGAACCCCCTTGCTATTTTTCAGATGGAAGGTGAGCGATGGTACTCCTTCCCCTTCCTCGCCGAAACCCACGCCATCATTGGCATCCCTGTAGTCCCCGATCCCCATGTAGGCTTTAATGAAATACGCTGTATTGGCAGGGAAGATACCATGATGGCAGTGAAGTCAGTGGGGAAGCAGTGCTAGGCACTGCCCTTGCCAATTTTTCTTTCATTTGAACCAACTCTTGACACTTTGTGATAGATGTGTTACTGTAGGAGTAGCATTTTCACATTTCGAAAGAAGGTTAAAAACAATGATCGAAGTAAATCATCAAGAGTTGGTTTCGCTGAAAGATCGGTATCTTTCCGCTGAAGAGCAAGGATATCCAGAGGCAGAGCAGCAGATCCTGCAAGCGTTGAGGTATCTCGCCGCATGCTGTGATGGCGCTGGTGACAAGGATCACACTGGCTTCAACAAGATCGATGCCCAGTTCGGAGCCGATCTTGCCAACAAACAGTACCCCCTGACATCGCGGCAGCTCATGGCGGCTCGCAGGATGCTCAACAAATATCAACCCAGACAGCTCACCCCCGCAGGCCTCCTGCTCCCCGATGAGACATCAGTGCAAACCCTGGCAAGACGCAAGGAAGAGGCATGGACACGTTCGCAGCAAAGCCGTGAGAACATTGCAGAGATGCGGCAGCCCACGCAATCCCAGGCTCGCGTGATAGGCCTGAAAGACGGACTGCTGGGCGTGATGTTCCCCGCTGGTGTCAGTGACTTCCAGGAAAATCTTCGCAAGATCCGTGCCATCAAGGAGGAGGTCGAAGGCATCCGTGTGATCAACTCCGCGATGGCCCGTGTGCAGTTCGTTGAAGACACGAAAGATGGCAAGGTCTTCAAATACTGGCAGGTTCCATTAGAGTACGCAAAGCGTGTCATTGCGGACTTCCCTGACTTCAAGGTAGTCCCCGAAGTCCTTGAAATGATCAATGTAGAGCGACGACGGATCGAGGAAGAGCAGCGCATTGCAGAGGAGAAAGCAAGGATTGCCAGGGAGCGCGTTGAGAAGCTACTTGCATGCCTTGGAGATCTGAGTCAGTCCATTGGGGGCCGTGTGCTCTATGAGCATCAACGAGAGGCAGTGAGGACAATGCTGATGTGGGGCAGTGGTATCGTCGCATTTGATCAAGGTACGGGTAAAACGTTAATGGGTGCACTTATAGGACTTGCCTATAAGAAAGCGGAGAATTGCAAGGTCATCATTGCAGGGCCAAAGACAATGAAGGCGTCATGGATTGAAGAGGCGGAACGCGTTGAATGTCCCATTGAATATTATTCTCACGACAGCATACCGGAAGATATCCCAGGCAAATACATCCTTATCGTAGATGAATGCGATTCCTATCAGAACATGCGGGCTGCCAGGACGAAGAAATTCATTGATCTCGCAATGAAGGCCGTGGCAGTCTTCCCCATGAGTGGGACCCCTGCTAGAAATGGGCGTCCTTCAGGGATATATCCCGCCCTCCTAGCTGTCAAAAACCCACATGTCTATGCAGAGCTTTCTGATGGGTCTCTTGCTCCTGATCAGATCAAAGCCTTAAAGCGCAGATACGAAGGACGATATTGTGCAGCTGGGGCTACTCGCTTTAGTCAGTGGGATACAACGGGTGCGTCGCATCTCGAAGAGTTTCATCGCAAGTTCGTTGGAACTCCACGCGGCATTCTGCGAAAACTCATTGACGACTGCATTGACCTCCCTGAGAAGGTCAGGGAATTAATCCCTGTGGATTTGAATGCTGAAGAGATTCGGACATTTGAAGCTGAGATTGCCCAGATGAGGGAAGATCACGAAAAGCGCGTTGCAGAGAAAATGGAAGCATTCAAGGCTGAGAGGCTTCCCATCCTGATTGAAGAGGAGATTAGGGCATGGCTACGTCGCAAGTTCGATAAGCAGAGAATTGTCGATCTAGGTGAGATGCTCAAACGCGTTTCAGCTGAGGAGATTGAGAAATTCAAGTCCAGGACAATAAGAACCCTCCTTGGAGAGGAGCAAGAGAGACTCAGACAAGCCGATGCTTTGGTTGCCATGGGCCAATATCGCCATGCAGGGAGTCGTGCAAAATCCAGATCTGCAATCCAGATGATCAGGGGCATCTTTGCAGAGGATAAAGAGGCGTCTTTAGATGCCAGTCAAGAGGGAAGGGAGCACGCACCTGCCGCCGTGGTAGTCTTCTGCGAATTCAAGGACGTTGCGGCGCAGGTCGCAGAAGCCTTTGATGTTCCTGTGCTGTCAGGGGATACCCCTGATAAAAAACGCAAACCAATGATCGATGCTTTCCAGAATGGAGAGCGGCGCGTCTTTGTATCGATCTACGGGGCGGGCGGCGTTGGTATTACCTTGACTGCTGCCGCGCATATCATCCTCATTGGACGCCCTTGGACACCGGGCGCGGCTTTCCAGGCAGAGGCAAGGATTAGAAGGATAGGCCAAACAAGGACATGTCTCTGCCAGTGGTTACAGATCCCCGCTCATATCAACCATGTCGATGGTCGAATTGACCAGATCTTGCAGAGCAAGCAGAAGAACATCTCAATGATGCTCGATGGTGCCAAAGAGCACTATGATCCCAATGCACTAGCCTTTGATGCCAAAGAGGCCCTTGACCTCTTCTACGAAGCGACGCACTTCAAGGCAGGCCAGGAAGTCGAGGCGGAGGTCGTACCTAACATTTAACTTTCATGTATGCACCTCAAATGGTAAGAGGTGCATCCATTTTCATCTATAGATATTTTGAGGTCACCCTATGACCGATGACAATACACTCAACCTGGCACGGACCTACATTGCCTCCCTCGCGGAGGGCATTGACCCCGGCGCTCCCCCCGCACTCAATGGCTTCAGTGAGCAAATCACTGTGCTCAGGGAAGCCTTCGATGACGGTGGCAGTGATGCCATTGCACGTGCCTTTGAGTCTCTCTCTCGACACAACCCCAAGTACGAACTGCTTCGACCGGCCCTGCTGGCAAAGAAGGCGGGGAAGGCAGCGTATATCTCTGGTGTTATGCAGCCATTGCCAGAGTCTGCACAACTTCCCGCAGGGCTCAGCAAGGGCGCGTGCTTGTGGCTTGAACGCTATATCAAGTTCTCGAAACGTCTCTCACCCAGTGGCTATGAAGGCTTCCATGAGGCCGTGGGACTCTGGCTACTGTCCACGATTGCAGCGAGACGCATTGGGTTGCCATTGGGCAGTTCAACACAGTACACGATGTTGTATATCACTCTTTGCGCACGAAGCGGCCTCTTCGCAAAGAGTGAAACAACAAGCGTGGGCACAAAGACCTTGAAGCAGGCTGGGATGGGGTACTTGTTGATGGGGAACAATCACACACCGCAAAGCTTTATCCGAACGATGACGGGCGTGGTGCCTTCGAACTTTGCTAAGCTTGACGGCATCGAGCGTGCCAAGGCAGAGAGAAGCATTGCATTTTCAGGGCAAAGATCATGGTTTCTCGATGAGTTCGAGCAATTCATTAGTGGCATGAAGAAGAAGAACGGGCATATGCATGAGTACTCTGGGATGATGAGAGAGCTGGACAGAGGAGAGGACGAATACACATTGACGACCATTGGACGCGGTGAGGACAAGGTTGACAAGCCATATCTATCCCTGCTTGCCAATGTGACTCCGTCGGATCTCAAGACTGCCGCAAAGAAAGGCAGCGAAGAGTGGGGGAACGGATTTTGGGCCAGGGTAGCGGTGATCGGTCCCAACGCTGAGGAGCCCCTGCGGAAGGGCAGGATGCCCAATGAGAAATTCCAGGCCCCCACTGACATCCTTGAACCTCTCATCCGATGGAATGAGCGTCTTCGTATTCCACCGATCCTCATTGAGGATGACCCTGATGAGCCTGGAAAGTTCAAGGTAGCGCGGGGAGAGTTCCCTGAGAACGAGGTCTATTTCGGTGATGGCGTGGTAGACGCATTCTATGCGTACCGTGATGCACTACTTGATATGATACACGGATCTTCAAATACAGACTTAGACGGGAATTATGCCCGCTTCGCTGCCAAGGCACTGCGCATCTCTATGCTGGCAGCAAGCCTTGAGAACAACAATATCATCGAGATGCGGCATTGGGCACTAGGGCAGGAGATTGCGGAGCGTTGGCGTGCAAATCTGCACAGCGTGTTCCTTGAAATCAATGAGCCCTCACAGACTGTCAATGAGGCCATCGAGGAGAGGATCATTGCTGGCGTCAAGAGTTTCACTGAAACGCATGGCAGGCCGCCGACGAAACGTGAGATCTCACAGAGGGCAGGGCGCGGCGCTGATAGCAAGGAACTCGTCAAGATCATCGCAGGGATGATCGAAGTCGGGGCACTCGAGGAGATCAATGTAGATGGTAGGAAAACGAAGTGGTATCGGGTGCCGATTGGTGAGAGTGGGGAGGGATGAGCAAGCTTAGCCCAACCCCAGATGAGAGAGCCATTTACACGCATATCGGCAGTCGTATCCAAGAAGAGCGCAAGTCGCTTGGCTTTAGCCAGATGGATCTTGCGCAAGAGGTAGGATTAGCAAGAGTGTCCATCAGCAATATTGAAGTAGGCAGGTATTGTACATCAATATCAATGCTTTACAAAATTGCAAGAGCGTTAGGAATATCGGTCATGGCACTGTTGCCAGGAGAGGAGTTCCATCTTGATTAATCTGTTATGGGCAATACCAGCACTTATTATACTGTTTTTCTTGATAGCTATTGCAACGATATACATAAAACATAAGCATACTGAAACACCTGAACTAGATAGAGCACTATTCAGAAAATGGAGAAGACAGCCATGACAGAAAGCACACGTGAAGATAAGCCACTGAGGGCAAAGGCATATGGGCACATCCCTCACCTGCCAGGAAGTCGCATAGGACCCGGTGACCATCACTGCCATCCAGGGCAATCGCTGATGTGCACTGTCAAGCGCAAGGAAAAGCACGATGAGGTCATTGTGCAAGAAAAGCTTGACGGATCTTGCTGTGCAGTGGCCCTCATTGATGGAGCGCTGATTCCATTGACACGCCCTGGCAACCTTGCTAGTCAATCTCGCTATAGGCAGCACCATCTCTTTGCCGCGTGGGTTTATTCTCAGCAGGATCGATTTCTGGGGGTTCTGCAAGAGGGTGAAAGGATTGTAGGTGAGTGGCTAGCACAAGCCCATGGTACGCGCTACAACCTGCCGCATGATCCCTTTGCAGTCTTCGACATCATGACTCTCCATGAACGCACTGCCTACGATGTGCTCATTGAAAGAGTCAAGGCAGGAGGCTTTGTCACCCCAAGGCTTATTCATCGGGGAGGTCCGATTAGCATAGAAGCCGTGTTAGCAAGGTTAGAGCCAAGTGGACACGGTGCCCTTGACCTCGTCGAGGGTGCAGTGTGGCGCGTAGAGCGACGCGATAAAGTGCACTTCCTCGCAAAATACGTGAGACCTGACAAAGTTGACGGTATCTATCTGAGCGAAGATGACCCTGTATGGAACTGGCAACCGGATTGGAGGACGCAGCCATGACTCTTGCACTCTTGGATACCGTGGAACGCTATGCCACTCCTCAGCGCAAAACATCGAAAGAGCACTGCTCTCCATGTCCCTTCTGTGGCGGCAATGACAGATTTATCATCCTACCTTATGAGTCCTCGCACAAGGGCAAGGACATGCCCCCGCACGCATTCTGCAGGCAGTGCCAGTGGTGGGGAACAGCAGAGATGCTGCTTCAGCAAAAAGAACACATCAGCTATGCCGACGCCAAGGCGATCATTGACGGCTCAAAGACTATCAGTGAGGTATCCACTGGCACTCATCGACCTGCGGGGAGGACAAAGAAGACAACCCCTGCTAGTGTTGAGGGAGCGCCCTGCGTGGAATGGCAAAGTCTTCTTGCCTTCTGCAAGGTTGCCAAGGCAGCTCTTTGGAGTGAGGCAGGGGCAAAGGCGTTGCAGTGGCTGCGAGGTCGAGGACTTCTCGATGAGCTCATTGACTCCCATCAGTTTGGGTATAATCCCCGCGATTGGTACATGGAACGCCCCGAAGAGCTAGGCCTCGCACGCGGTGAGAAGCTATGGCTGCCACGCGGCATTGTCATCCCCTACCTTGGGCAAGATCAACTATGGAAGATCGAGATCCGACGGGCAACCAATCAAAAGAAAGACCGCTATTGGAACGTCAAGGGCAGCGCCAACACCCTGTACAACTATGCCAGCCTTGAATTTCGCGGCAAGGCAGTAGTGTGCGAGGGTGTCTTCGATGCAGTCATCATGAAGCAAGCAATGCAAGAGGCAGGGGCATCAGGGACTGCCGTGGTCGCCACGGGGTCAACCAATGGGTCCTATGAAGACCGCTGGATCATGAAGCTCTCACTCTGCGATAGCGTGGCCTTTGCGTTCGATGCCGACGACGGGGGCAACAAGGCATTTCAGTGGTGGCAGTCAAGGATATCCAATGCAAAGCGATGGGTGCCCAGCAATGGCGATGTCAATGAAATGTACGTCCAGGACAAAGCGGGCTTGATCGATGCCATTGCCTGCGGGTTCGTCTTGAGAGACCCATGCAAGGTCTGTGATAAGGCATCGACTGCCATGGACATCTATGAGAGGCAGTGGTGTGCAGAGCACTTTCCCAAGCCCGTAGAACGATTTGAGGGGCTAGAGGAGTATTGCTATGAATGCGGTGATGACCTTGATAGCTATGATGTCTACGGGCGAGCATGGTGTGCAGTGCATAAGCCTGTAGAAATGCAAGTGACATGGCCAGTGGTAAATGAGCCTGTAGAGCCAATTCAAGATATCCCTGCACCAGAAAAAGAGGCGGTTGAATGGCCAGTCATTGAGCCAGTCCATGAAGTCATTGCAGAGCCGGTGATAGTCCCTGCCAAGTCATCGCAGCGCAAGGAGAAGGCAAAGACGGCATCGATGTGCAATACCGATGGGTGCTATGGATTGATCCAATGCCACGACATGGCAGGCGGGCAGTGGTGCAGTAACTGCCAACTCAGACAGCGCTTCGTAGATGATATGTTTGCCATCGGCTTTCCACGGATCGAATACTCACCGACGCACTTCGTTGAGGCCGGTGAGAGTCAGTGCACAATCTTTGCAAAGTCGATGAGTATGACAGCGGTGTCATTGGCATGCAGAGAGGTCAACCGTCTTGCCCTTGTTGCTCAATGAGACCCTGAATGCCCTTGTTGAGGATATCCACTGCTATCTCCATGCATGCTTCGTCACCCATTGATACGCCTTGAGCAGCAGAGCATGCTACAACGAACTTTCTCCATGTATCCTGTGAGATCATTGCTCGCAATTCAATGTCAGGCGTTGGGTCCTCGACGTATTTCCTTGCAAGTTCGTGGGCTTCCAGGGCAAGTTGCGCTGCATGCTGTGGATATTGCATGACCCATCCACATAAGAATGCCAATTCTCTAATTGCGGTTTTTGCCGCGTCTTGCTCTCGTTGCCAGCTGCGTTTTTGTAGATCCATGTTCCCCACCTTTCTTGTGCACAAAAATATTTCGATATACCTCTACAGTGTACCACAATCCCAAGATCCAATCTTGTGGGCTTCGAAGCTCTTCCGTGATATTTTGGTGTAAACATGCATGAGAATAGCAATGGAACCATTAAAGGTACTATTCGGCAGGCGTCTTCAGCAAATACGCAGTAAGCAGGGTTGCAGTCAGGAGAAGCTTGCAGAAGCCATCCATTGCACTCCACAGCATCTCAGTGAAATTGAGCGAGGCATCAGTGGCACGCACTTTGACCGCGTTGATAAGATAGCAGAATTTTTGAATGTTCCCGTGGAAGATCTCTTTCGTTTCTCTGAACTTCCCAAAGATCTCATCGAAAATGATCAATAGAAAGTTGTCCCTCTATCCCCCTAGCAATAGGTCGAATATGTTTATATCATAGGTGCCAATTGATGAGCCTCCTTGACAGAATTGTCGAAACTTGTTATATTCCAAAGAAGAGGTTTAAATGCAAAAACACCAACCTTCGAAATAATGTGAAAAACCTCTTATGCGGGTATTCTAGTGAATACCCATTTTTCTTGGAATCAGAGATTAGTACGATTCCCGTATCTTTTCAACAGGACCAACGACTGTATTAGTGTAGACCACTGTAGATTGTTCCTTGAGATATAATGGAGTTGACTACTATTTCTGAAGACTAACTAACCCAAGAGGAGCGCCACCGAATGCGATTAGCCTATGTTACCTACGGGATGGGTCACGCCCGTCTCGTTGCTTACAAGCCAGAGAAAGAGAAGACCTTTTTCATTGCCCGCTTTGCCGACTCTACAAACAAAGAATCCACTGCCATCTTCCACGCCTTCGCCCCAATGATTCACCTTGGACCTGCCATGCTTGCCCATGATTTTGCGTTGGAAGCATGGGATGGCGAAGTGATCGTCGGGCAGTGCAAGGGTTCGTTCGTGGATGGGTTGCAGTTGACGGAGAAGTCGGGCTATTTCGAGAAGGTGAATCCCCTGCCATTCGCGGGGGAGGACCATGAGACGATAAAAGCATCGCGATCGGCAGATGGTCCCGGTCTTTCATCGACAGACATCATTGTACTCTCTCGCAAGTGGGAGAGGACTCACCAGTCCACGATTCACATTGCAGTCGGTGAAAGCAGGATCAAGTGGTGGAACAATCACGGCCTCGTGGAGGCAGAAGGCGGTGGCGACACACGGATCACCGGGTGGTCATCGTCGCGGCAGAGTACCCTCGTTGATCTCCATTGCGCCCTGGTGGCGGTGCTTTCGGGGCCACGTCAGGGAGAAGCGGGGTATTTGCTGTGGGGCGATGACGGTGGAATCAGAGTTGGCGGTGGTGAAGGCGGGCGAATAAAGGGCGCAGCGCTGGCTCCATCGCTGGATAATCTGCCCAAGAGGATGCACGAACCGCTCAAGTTGCCTCCCGTGAGCGTGACGCAAGGCAGTGGGAAGGCGTTGAGTGCACTATAATGCCCCTGGAATCAATGGATTCCAGGGGCTTGCTCTTTGAGGATCGGGGCTAGACGATGATAGGGCCGTCCTTAAAATAGTCCCAGGCAAAAATGAAATCGCATCCGCAATTCTCGGCGGCATCCTTGTCCTCTTGGCGATCACCTATCATAATCGTGTCGTGTCGATCAATTCCAAAGTGATCCATAGCTTCTATAAGCATGCCTGGACCTGGCTTCCTACGGTCCCACTCTTTGTAGTACTCGGGCACGGTCAAAGCCTTGATAGTCTTGTCTGAAGCTTTGGCCTTTTCGCCAGTATCCCGATAACAGACGAAGAATGCATCGATAGCGAATGTCTCACAAAAGCTATCTAACCAAGCATTCATTTCCGCCATATCCAGAAATCCCCAAGCAGCGCCACCCTGATTGGTAATAACAGCCATCTTTTTATCTTGCTTATGCAGGTCTTCCAGTCGCTCTTTTCGCCTTAGTGCTAGTGCCCTATCTCCTGCTGTTTGAGGAAAGGTTTTTCCTAGCACTGGCTTTGTTAATGTATCGTCCAAATCAAAAAGGTAAAGTTGGTACTCCCTGATTTCAATGCTTTGCATCAATTTCTCCTTTGCGCCTCTTCAGCACGCAACTCTAAAATACGTTCTCTCACCAGTTTTAGCCCGCCCTTCACCGTCTTGGAATAAAGCACACCAAGCTCTTCCAGTTCAGGCACACTGATCCGGTAGCCAGTCCCATCCTCATGCGGATAGAAACGAACATCATAGCCCCAGACCTTGCCTTCCCTGACAAAGTGCTTTGCCTTGGGTGGTCGTTCGCAGTTGTTCTTTGTTACCGCTGCAGATCGTTCATTATGGTTGTGGACCTGTCCGTGTTTTTCACGGTATTCCTTGGCTGTCACCTTGCCTTTCTTGGACATTTCCTTGTACTGCCCGGACTGGCGGTGATAAGCAACGGCACAAATCTCATCACAGAAATGCTGCTCTGATTTCTGCCACACAGCAGGATTGGAGCGCATGGTGTCCAGAGGCTTTGAGCAGAACGCGCATAGAACCTGCTTAGGTCGACGTTCGATTGCTTGGATGCGCCGATGCTCGTAGAGGCACACTTTATCGCAGTACTTGTATCCCTCCCGTGCTTTCTCCTTGAGTAGCTTTGCACCACATTGTGGGTTCTCGCAGAACTTCACTGCTGTCTCCCTGCTTGCCTTGCGGGGATGTGGCTTCTTCTTTGGCTTGATGGTCATTGCAATCTCCTTTCATTGGTACGTCGCAGTATAGCAGGGACTGCAAAGAAAGGCAAGGATAGGCTTTGGCTTTCAGTGAAAACAACTCTTGACAGTTCTTCCATGGATGGGCTAAGATATAACCATACCAATCGGGCATTTCCGATATATGTAACACAAGAAGGAGAGAGATTTTAATGGCAAGAATGACTACATTGCAAACCAATTCCGAGCTTCTGACTGTACACGAGATAGCGCAAATTTTACGGTGTGATGATACAACAGTGCGCCGCTGGGTGAAGCAGGGCACACTCGATGCCATTTCACTGCCCCATCGAGGCATTCGCACAGCTTATCGCATTCGTCGATCCACACTGCAATCGCTGCTTGCCACGACTGTGCAAAGGTAGACAACGATCTTCCAGGAAAAGGCAGAGCCCCGTCACCGAGTCAGATGCCCCTGTCTAAAGACAGGGGCTTGTGTCTGGACTCCACCTCAATCCAGCATACCTCAAGAGGCGTGCTGCCTTGGCTTCACGATCCGACACATCAGGGCGTTCTGACAATACGCCCGTGCTCATCCAGTCCTGCCGAACGAGCAACGTTCTTAACGCTATATTCCTAGCTCCGACCAAATCGCTATGGAGATGATAGTGGCAGCTTTGACAGTCGAACAATAACCCGTGGTTAGGCCGATTCTTGTCATCGGTATAGCCGCATTTAGGGCAAGCTTTACTTGTGTAGTTGGCATCAACCTTGATGGTCATACACCCGTTCAATGCTGCCTTATAGGCAATCATACCCTGCAATTCCGCAAAGGACCATTTGGAGTACGCCGTGTTGGCTTTCCTCTGCTTGGTACTTACTTTTTTGCCGTTTTTTGTTCGCTTGCGTCGTGTTGTTCGCTCTCTGATATCTGTCAACTGCTCCAATCCGATAATGGAGTGCGGATTTCTTTGGATAATGCGTTTTGCTATGACATGGTTTGCATCAGCTTTCAACCGTCTCTCTCGCCCGCTTATCACTACCAAACGTCTGGTAGCCGAACGAGTGCCTTTTTGCTGAAGTCGTTTTCTCAATCGAGCATAATGGTTTGCTTTTGCTCGAATCTGTTTACCTGGAAAGAATTGGCTTTCTTCTCTTGTGGTCGCTGCCACTGCTAAATATCTCAATCCTACGTCAACACCAACGACACTTTTATGGTCCTCTGGTGTTTGATCCGGTTTCTCAATCTCAAGGGAAACCAGCAAGTAAAATTGTTTCTTCGCCTTGTTGTACCAGAGCTTTGCAGCTCCAATATCAGCACCTTTCTGGATCAAGGCGACATGCTTGTCATATCCTGTGTAGGGGATAGTCAAGCGCCCATCAACGGTCAAAAAGCCGATATGCCGATCTTTTTTGAAGTTATAGTCATGCTTATAGTTGACAGTGACGGTAGGAGAAACGTACTTTGGTGCTTGATCCAAACCCTTATAACGTTTCTTGGTTCTACCAGAAGCACGATCCGCAGCATTCTTCTTGGCCTTTGTCCAAAGCCCTCTATAGGTAGCTCCAACTTGCCTTGGCACATTACATGCCATCTGGGAAGGAAGACCATACAAGGCACGGATTTCACCGTAACAATCACTCTGCAATTTACGTGTGTTGCTCGTCTTACCGTGTTCAAATGCGTGCTTCGACACATGGTTTAAAGCATCTCTATATGCCAGTTGTGTCTTGCGTAATGCATTGAACTGCTCAGGTGTCGTATTTAATTTAAGTTTTGCAGAAATGATTTGTTTCATAGATATAGTATAGCATATCTTCACGCACTTGTCAAGATATTTTTTACCTTGCAGAAGTTGAAAGATTAAACCCAGACTGCGGTCTGCCATTTTTCCACCCCATATCTAAAGAAAGGGGACACCAAATGGGGCTTTTGTTGCAGGGATGACGGGGCTCTGCTATGCCCACCAAGTCTCAACACTTCGATGCCCCTATTTGGCTCTACAATGCGATTCTGGAAGAGGTCATATCACCCTATAAAAAATACCATCATTGCCACTTCTCATCAATTTGAGCCTCAAGAAACCCACATTGCAGAGGCTTACCATTCTCGCCACGCATCGTCCTTGACCTCCTCGCCTTTCCCTGCCACTTCACTGATGTCCCCCGAGAGCAATGCTTTCACTGAGCACTCGAAGATTTCAGCGCACCTGAGCAACGTGTGCACCCTGCATACGTGCCCGCCCGTGCTCAATATCGCTGATCGATGATACCCGTGCGAATCCAAGGAGGTCGGCGAGTGTGCGTTGATCCATTCCACGATTGCGACGATAGGCACTGATGGCAGTGCCTATCGTGGGGTAGCAAGGTTCGATCATAGCAACTCCATCGCCATCTGCCCTGCCATCATTGCACCCTCACGGCGTTTGCGTTGCCTTGTCTCCTTGGCGTGCGCAATGTGTTCATCGAGGTCAAGGCGGAGATGGCAAGCTTGGCACGCAGCTTTCAGGTTCTCACGCCTGACATCATGTTTATCGTGCTTGTCTCCCTTCATGCCCGATGGATAATCGACCCCTAAATGGGCAACGGTGAGCACGACGCGCCCTGCTCTCCCTGACTTCAATGGAGAGCCGTTGTGGGCTCCACAAAACTCGCAGCGATTCAGCGCAATGCGACGGATGGTCCTTGAGATCTTGGGCCAAGCAGTGGGATAGCGATGTTTATCCATTGGCATGGGTGTCACCTCCTAGTGAAACCTGAGCGATGTCTGCTCAATTCCAGGCCACGTGTCGTCTACAGGTTGATAGAACCATTCTGGCTCGAACATGTCAGCGCAGTACTCTTCCAATTGCCGTTCATTCGGCACACTTCAAGTCGGTTATAGCCGTATTCACAACGCTGTTTCTTTGCTCGTTCAATCAATCGACCTATACGCGGCTCTAGATGTATTGCTGCCTGTACATACATGTTGCTATTTATCCGTTCAAGCAGTCTCTTCTTGGAAATTGGCCTTTCATCCTGATAATACATCTGAGGATAGATCCACTCACCTTGACTGTTTTGATATGCTGATTTAACCATTATTCTGCCTCCATTAACTATTATGCAGTTACTAACTTTTTCTCTCTACGTTCATTCTTCCTACGAATATACTCATCCCGTGCTTCTCGTTGATGTTGCTTTGCTTCATCTTGGAGATCCTTGACTCTTTGCTCCAAGGAATATCCAGGCTCTTGCCGTGTCACCATTGCGCACCCACCAGGAATAAGATCAATGACTGCTTGGACACGGGCATTGAATTGGTCTTCGGAGCTAGAGCGATGATCCAGATAGTGCTCATTGCAATACATAGTGCCATCGATTTCATGCGTTGCCGGTGTTTCCTTTTTGATATCTAGGCAGTCGCTGCACCAATCAGGGCCATCTTCAAAGAGGTCTGATCTACAGTTTTTACAATAAAGATTGCCATTTATGAAATCATGCCTCAATTCAGAGGCACCCTGGGGGATCTTGTCAGAGTCCCAACCCTCAAAGGATGGAATACGTTGCTGGCAGGAGTAGCACTGCTCATCAAAAGTCTGAATCTGACTTGGCTCTATTTCAATTGCCTCTGCCCCCACAGTCTTACCCATTCCCTGCTCTATCCATGCACGGATATCCCAGTTGTCCAGGAGCATATCATTGATATCGGGTAGGAAGGGGCGTAGCCGTCTTGCATTGGGCAGCCGTTCTAGCCACCACTTTGACTCTTTATCGCCAGCTGCATCGGCATCAAGGGCAACCAAGACTAACGGCATGAGTGCAAGCCTTGCCAGGTTGGCTACATTCTGCCCACACTGCACGCCAGTCGTTGCCACAACATTGACTATATCGCTGCATTCCTGGACTACTGACAAGGCATCCAGGGGGCCTTCAGTGAGCACTGTGGGTCTTTTCATTCTCAGGCAATCTGCCATATAAAGTTCGTCAGTGGAACTGCCTTTAGCATTCTTCCATCGTTCGTCCTTTGGACAATCGGGGCGCAAGTCACGACGAAAGATTGTGAAGTACCAACCAGACTCATAATCATGAAAGTAGAAGTTTTGCAGGGGGATAATCATGCGTGGGACACCTCCTTGTGCAGAGTAGCCTAAGCGGGCTTTTCTGATTGTCTCATCCTGCAGCCCGCGTCCTCTTGCATACTCAAGCCCTGGCAGTCCCTCGGCAGTCCAGATGCTTTCGCGGTAGTCCTCCATAGCTCTATGGACTTCCTCTTGCCAGGTAATCGAGCGATAGTCAGAATGTGCATGTCTTTGCCGTTGCGTGGGCTTTCTAGTGGCTTGTTGCTCTCTCTCAGCTCCCAAGTCCAGGAGATGTTTCTCTGCCCGTTCGTATCGCCATCGTTTTTCGTAGGCGTACCGTTTGTAGGCGTTTTCAAATGAGAGCATGCCATCATCTATAGCCTTCAGAATAGCATCATCTAGGGAGATATGCCGGTAGTGCATAAGATAGCTGACTTCGTCTCCCCATCCACGTTTCCTATCCCTGCCAGAAATCACCTCTGCAGAGTCCCAGCATCCACGGCACATAAACACCCAGGAGTATCCATTCCATCTCACACTAAATCCGTCCCTCTGACACCCACAATTTGGATCAGGGCAAGGTCCAGAGTATTCTTTTGCTGCTTTCTTCTTTAGTCGTGTATCTTCTTGTGCTAAACCCAGAATGTTCAACATTTTCTTTCCCCCAAATCTTTGCGTCGCAACTTTACGACATTACGACACTCCTAAAGGAGTGTGTCGTAATGTCGTAAAGTTTTGGGCCATGTGCAGTGCGCAATGTCGCGAAATTGTCGTAATGTCGTAAAGTGAAAGTATGTTCTATATAGCATATTCATCGTCATTCTCTCCAACCGTGCTAAAACCCGATTTCTTAATGTAGGTATCATGTTTACCCTGATTCTCTTTCCTCTCAATCAGTCCCTTTTCCTCGAACAAGTCCCTAAATCGCTCCAAGGTCCTGCGTGAGACACCGACATTGGCATCTTCCACAAACTTGCACCATTCACCTAATGTCAATCCACTAACAAGCAAATCTAAGCACTGACGTTGTTTGGGATTAAGGTCATTTTTTAATGGAGCATCTGAAGGAACTACCACGCAAGAGGTAATTGTTTCCCCCGTTTCTGGATGTGCATAAAGCGGAATGACCTTGAGTTCAAGGTGGATATCAGCGAATTGCTCTGCATCTCTTTGCTTGTTGCAACTGAGAACAATCGGGCTTTCTTTGCTGGGATGAGTTAGGTCTATCATGGTGTCTACGTGATTTCTGAATGCAGCACTCCCATTCACTTTTCCTGTCCAGTTTGCATGGTGAACGATCATGCAGTGGCATCCATACCTCTGGCTTATTTCATGAAGCACCATGAGTGCCTGCGTGACTTCCATTTGATCGTTCTGATTGGTCCCCACAGCGCACATGCTATAGTTATCTACAATCAGAAGCGATGGTTTCTCATCAGCCTCTTCGAGAGTATCAAGCAGTTCTCGATAGTGATCCTTTAACTGGACGGGCCATGTGATGAACTCGATATTGGGGGTTTTTCCCCTACCGCATTCTTTTCTCCATGCGGCAGTGCGAAGTTTTAGCCCATGACCTCCCTCTGTGTTGATGTACCAAACCTTGCCTTGTTTAACAGGACGCCCAAACCAGTGAATACCATGAGCTATGCAGTATGCTATGTTGAGTGCATTGAACGTTTTTCCTGTACCGCTTGGCCCGAAAATCATGCTAACGCCACATGCTTGCAGAGTGTTCCCGATCAAGTATTCAATATCTGGCAGTGCATCAATATCATCCTCTGTATACCGAATGATAACCTTTTTGCCATTCTTGCCAATCTTGAAACGATGGTCATTTTGCTCCCCCGCAGGCGCTGGAACTCCGACAACAGAGCGCCAGTCATTAAGCAGTGGATGGTCCGTTTCTGCATAGACATCGTATGCCTTCCAGAAATCTTCTTCGTCGCCATCTATGCGTATCCTGCGCAATGCAGTGGCTATATCACGGTAAATACTAGAGAGCTTGTTGATTTCCTCCAAGGTTGGCGTTGGATCGTTAATTCGTATGCGGCTTGCGATATCAATAAAAGCCTGCTGACGTTCATTGGGAGGCTGCTTGGATTGTTTCTTGCGGTCTCTGTATTCTTCAATACCTACAACCATCTCTTTAAGTCTCCGCTTCCTACGAAATTAGTTTTACTATTTTAAACTGTCAAGACCCGTTCCCAGTGAAAGAGCACTGATTTTACAACGAACTGCTCTGCTTTTTCAATGGTAGCCCTTGACATTCACTGTAGAGGTTGCGTATACTAACAATCAGAATTTGAAATTGCCATATGGCAGGATACCCAGTTGATGATTGATGCCCATCGGCTGGGTTATTTTTATGCCACACTTTTGCTTTGCTGGCTCCTGCCTTCTGCATCATTGACAGAGGCTTGTCTCTTCTCCTCAAGTATTCTTGCCGACTCTTTGCGCTGTTCGTCAATATATGCATCCAAGTCAGACTCTTCGAACTTCCAAGACTTGCCTATTTTGACTGGATGAAGTTTGTCTTGGTCCATCAATCTATATATGGTTCGTTCACTGACTCCCAGCGACTTGGCTGTGTCGGTTATGCTTAACCACCGGCTCATATTGTTGGTCTCCTTTCTGCTATCCTAGAATACCATGCTTGGCAGGGTTTGTCAAGGATTGGCAGGGATTGCATAGTACTTCTCTGTTATTTCATCACGCCCCTACGCCGCGCTTTTCCCTGATCTTCCCTGATCTTCCCTGCCATCAGTGAAGGATCAACGAGAGACGGTACATTTCTGCGCAACGTACTCTGCGCCTACCTTGTCGATATGGACTTTGTCGTGCCCGTCTTCGATGTAAAATAGCCGTGCGAGCTTGCCCTCAACTTTGACGCCTGTAACTAGCATATCCTTGCTGCGTCCCCTGATAGAGTCGCCTTCCTTGAAATCCTCGATTGCACGCCATTCGTGCGTCTCAGATATACTCTTGCCCATTGTGAAATCCTTTCTGCTATGTTATTCCTCGCCTTTCTTTGGTAGCCGTGCAAGGATCTCTTGCAGCGTTGCATCAATGCCATCGAAGCGCTTGCCATGCTCTTGTTGCCTATCCCTGAAATCAGCCTGGCTTTCCTTGATGGCAATGATGTCTGCCTTGACGCCTTGTATATCGGTTCCCATGACTTCCATCTTTTGCTGAAGCACGCCAATGTTCGTGTTTGCCTGCCCTACCTCTTTGAATGTCTTCATGAGCAGTTCCCCCTGGGCTTTCTGCTCATCCGACAAATCTTTCAACGTTTCTGTGTGCTTCTCAAGTGTTCGCTCAGTCTCTATTTGCTGCTCTTCAATCGCTTTGAAACGACGTTCAACGAGCTTGTCTTCCATTGGCAATCCCCCTTCCCTGTATGCTATGCTTTCATTGGTTTTCTCATTGCATTTCCATGGCCCTCTACGACGCCTCTCGGCACGGGTGGGATCTCTGAAGCTCATGGAAGTGCACTGCCATCCTCGCCTTGCGCTGACATTCGTAGAATGCAGTGAGCGCAAGGCAAGGGCTAGGCGGCACCTCACGCGAATTGTTTCATGCCTCTATGTCCCTTGGAAGGTGGTCTCTTGTGAGATAATGCCAAGGGTCAGGGCAGCATTGACTTCCCTCCGTATCTATAACCAATCGAATAGCGGTCATGGATACGTTGAAAAGCGCTGCATACTCTTTTCTTGAAAGGTTATAAGCATTAAAGCGAACAATCGCAGCTTGCTCATCTGTTAACCTCCTTGTGGCAACGTTGTACCCTTTAGGGGCAATGCTTGGAATTTTTCTGATCCAATATCTTTCGCATTCTCTCATCAGCTTTTCATCAGAGATTAGCTCTATGCATTCAACAGAAAACTTCTCTACCCCAATTTTCCACATTGCCCTATGAAGGGAATTGCAGTCATATCCTGGATGTTCCTCAGAGTACCATTTTGCTTTGCTGATGTGGGTTTTCCACCGCTGTTCGATGTGAACAGATGATCCAATGTAAATCAAGCCATTCACGCTGTTTGTGATCTTGTAAACACCACTTGTAGGCATTAGTCCAACTTCCCTGTGCTATAATAGCACTATCGATTTCAAAGGTATGCAGCGATTGCAAAGATTCGCCCCTGAGTTTCACTGCATACCTGGATCACGCCACACCTTCTAAGGATTGGCTTTTCTCCTCTTCAAACACTATTAGATCTCCAGGTTCAACACCGAGTGCTTTTGCGATCTTTCCAAGTTCTGCCAAGTCGACAGTACCTGTTTTGTTGTTCCAATAGCGATTAAGCAATGGCGGTGTAACCTTTGCTTCTATTTGCAGATGCGATTGCCTGATTCCTCTAGCTTCTGCAACTTCTTTGATTCGTAACTTTACCATAAGCATGACCTCCGGCATGCGCCATTAATCTTGTAATTAGGATACCATTTTTTAACATTGGTGTCAATATCACTGAGTATTCATTCCCATGTAAAAATTGGTCTAAAATATATTGACATTAATACGCTAGTGTGTTATTATTCGATTGTGAGGTTGAGGAAGTGAGGAGAGCACACTGAAAAATTAAATACCGCGACTTCGAAGAGCAGGCTCCTCTGCAATGGTTCCCCTTGTTGGACTTGTCCAAGGGTGCAAACGGGAGGAAGCGAGGCAAGCTCAAGACTACAGGCAGAAGTCGGGAATACACGAGAGCGATGGCCCCAGCTACAACATCGGAGTTATGGTATCCGGTCCCTTGCGCTGGTGAGAGGATTCGATTTCCTCTGCTCTCATTGACCTGCCCCGCGAGGCATTGAAACGTCAACGAATAACAAGGAGTAAACCAATGACCAAACACGGAACGCCAGTGGTTTTCAAGGATGAGACCACGAACACCTTCGAAGTCATCGGAATACGGTGACATCTCAAGGAAGATTGCCTCTGACTTCAAGGACATCAATGAAGTTAGTGAGTGGGTACGGGCGCAGGATGGTGCAATGAGGGCAAGGGGCAATCATTTCCTACTTGGTGATTATAGGGAGATATATCTCCCATAATCAAAAAGGGCGATAGGTACAGCCTCTGACGGTCATGCGTCAATCGCCCTTTGCCTGCCCCGCGTGGCAGGGAGATCATCGATAATCAAGGAGGAGCCCTATGTGGTTCTTTGTGGCATCCCTGTGCGCAGCCTATGTCTTTGTCGGCATTGCCCTCTTTTGTGGGGCATGCTATACAGGCAACTGGATATTGATAGCACTATCCATTGATGGATATGTGCTGAATCTCTTTATACTGGAATACGCAAAAGGCAAGGATTGGTAAAAGGAGTAAGTATGTTCACCGAAATCACCGTATTCTTCGCAACTACAGCGAATAACATTGCAGCGTTCTTTGCCAACAATGCACTTTTCGTTGCAGGCAATGTGGCAGCGTTGCTACTCACCGTTTCAATCATCGTGGCTTGGGAGATTGCCAAGCAGAGGAGATAAGCCATGTCCGACGAAACCACCGATCCATTCGCAGAGCCCTGCTATGCATGCGATGCGCTCACATCGACTAACCGCGTATGCACTGCATGCAGTGATCCGTGCTGCGAGGAGCACTTTGTCAGCGTTGAAGGCATTGTGTACTGCGTTGAATGCAATGCAGAAGACGCACGGTACTTCAGTGAGGAGGAGAACTAGCCAATGAAAGACACCATCGCCATCGCTGCCTCATCCCTGGCATCACTGCCACACGACGCCCTCATTGCACTCTACAATGCAGAGTCCCGCCGCCTCTCTCACGGAGCAGAGCCTCACTTGGTAGACAACTCCTGCAAGCCGGACTATATAATCGGTCTCTTCGGCACCCTTGCAATCCGTGCCAGACAAGCCGCTGAGCAGCGAAGCAATGAGCTTGCAGCGATGTCCCCGGTCTCCAATGAGCCGACAAGGCAGAGCAAAGAGGATTCACTGATGTCGGTGCCTCTCAATGTGGCTCAAGAGTTTCGGCTAATGAGATAGTTACTGTAGATTGTGTCAAGAGTTGTTCTTAATGAAAGGAAAATTTTCTATGTCAAGTAAAGTTACGATCGCTGCAGGGTATGTCTCTGATGAGGCACTGAAGTTTCTGCGAAGTCACGGTGCAATCATTGACAGTGCCCTTGGCATCACGATGATTGAGTTGCCAGAGAATGCAGAGATCTGCGAGCCAGGATATCAAAGCCCGCAAAGCGAATATGCCATTCAATGGACTGACAAGGATGGCAGCGATCCCCTGGAATGGATCGAGGTACAGCTGTGCTTCGATATCAATAAGACAACGGTTTATCTCAGAAAGCATGTAGAAGAGGTACAAAGGTATGTTCGCTTTTAATCTCCCATCCGGGGTCACCCTGCAATCCATCGACACCTTGTTTGAAGAGGCCGATGAAGACCAGTGTCAAGACACCGAGTCCGAGGAAAAGACAGAGAGGGCATTGACACCCGCTGAGATGGCAGAGATTGCAGAGTTGTTGAACAGTCCTGAAGTCTTGGCATGTCGAGTCGCCACAAGGGAAAGCACTTCTAGAATGGCTGCAAGGTCAATCTGAAGTCTTGGTGCCCTATGAGGCCTCCGCAATCGAAGAAGAGGAGGACCCCAACCCGTTCACTGCATCCACTGCGGAGTCAATGATTGCAGAGGCACAAGACAACGAGTCCATTGATTTTCCCTATTAGTGCGTCAAGGCTCTCTGCCTGCCTCCCACAGCTTTGCAGAGAGCCCAAGTCTAGAAAGACACCCTTATTACCCTCCGTTCGCTAGTTCCTTATGAAGCCAACGCGACATTCCAGTTTGTTCATGTGAAAATGGCGAATACGAGAGCCTTGGCACTCGGCTTCACAAGCGGATTTGACCAAAAAATGAGCGAACCGTGGGGTATTATGTTAGATTTTGCGTCAATGCGCAACCCTGCCACCGAAGTCCCCGGTACACCAGTGACCGTCTCTGCCTCTCGCTGCCAGTCCGCTGGCATCTCATTGGCATTCGCAGGCCTTGCAGGCACGGTGGTCAAAGCAGAGAGCGGCGAAGTCCTTGTCCATCTCAACGAGGCATCACAGACGCGCCACGCTGCCATTGAGAGCACTGCGTTCTCAGATGCGTTCAGGGATATCGGTGAAATGCAGTGGTTCTGCTCAGGTGTTTTAGAAGTAGTTCAAGAAAGCGAGGAGAGCAGTGAACTTGTTTCTAGAGCATAAGGACGGTCATTTCCGTCTCTGTCAGATTGGAGATGACAACGGACCGTGCGACAACGAGGCAACATGGAAGCTGCACCCGCAGGGCTATCTGCAAACGAGCATCGATATATGCAGTGAGCACAAAGAAGAAGCTCAGAAGGAAGAGCAGGAAAGATGTCAATCATGATCCAGTCACCCGCCCGTAGTCTCACCGACCTCCATGCCTTCTCACAGACTTGCCCCGATGCCACTGAAGTCAAGGCTTTCATGGCAGCGCTGGGCTTCGACCTGGAGTTCGAACTTCCTGCCTACAAGGGCAGCGAGCATGTTCGTCCATTGCCACCGCAGTATCACTTCAAGGATGGCAGTGGCACAGTAGTGATCTTCCTGGCAGGCTACGATTGCACCGAAGATCGATGGGTAGCACAACACAAGTCTCGTTGGTGGCTCTATCCTGGCTCTAGCCAGTTTGCCTACAACGTGGCAATGAATGCATTGAGTAGTCGATGGGGCTTGCCCTGGAAGTCAGTGTAGTCTCTTTGTCAGTCTCGGCATTTCTCGGATCATCGGGGAATGTCGGTGCAGGCCAAGGGGCCGATGGGTATCGCAGCGATACCCTGGAGTGTTTCAATTTATCTCGAAAAGGAGAATTTCTATCATGTCAAGCATCAACATTCAATTCGAGTCTGATCAATCCATCCTTCGCACGGCATTCGGCGATCCTGCCACGAATGCCCAGATTGTCAAGGATGCCGATGCGCGTCTCGCTGAGATCAAGGCAAGCGGTGGTCTGCAGGGTGGATCATTGCTGAAGATCAATGGCCCGTTGTCCTTACCTACAGCTTTCACGGTGGGGCATGCCGTGTTTCATGCCTACGGTGCTATAGCGGTGTGGGACCCAAAATTGCAATCTTATTGATAAACGACAATTATTCTTGCCGCTGATGTCTAATAACTACAGGACCATCATAGGCTTGACCCGACTGGTTAGGAAGCCCCGCTAGAAGTGTCCGCAGGGAACGAAGGCGACACAGGGGGGGGTAACTGCTTTTTAATTGACATTGAGCAGTAATAATAATTGTCGTTCATCATCTGATATTGTCTCGGTTTCACATTCGCCTGATTACAAGATAGGTCAATTGATCGACTAGTCCATGCAGTCCATGCCTTCCCCGACTTGCAGGGAAGGCATGGAGAGAGGATTCTCAAATGGGTCTCGATAACTACTTTAAGCGCACAGTGCCCAGCCCCGATCAAATCAGCTTTCCTGAAGATCTTCATCTTTGCGGAGGCATATTCTCAGGGCATGGCAGTGATGGTAGCTTCCGTGGCAAGGTCTATGTGCAATTCTTTGAGCAGAATCTAGATACCAATCTCTATTCTGGGTCCAACCGTGATGAGGTTGCGCAAATTGCAGAAAAGCTGTCTGCCCTGGTGCAAGCGCATCCCGATCAGGCATGGAACGGGAACGCGCAATGTTGGCAGCAGGATGCTCCATCTGAGGACTTGGGCTACTACGGTGTGACTGCCCGTGAAGTGCGCGATCTTGCATCTCTTTTTCAGTCTGCTGCAGAGCAGGAGCTTCAGTTAGTTGCATATTATTAGATAGAAAAAGGAGCAATCATTTGACAACACTAGTAGAACGCGCATTCACCCTTGCCCTTGAGCTTCACGGCAAGCAAAGTCGCAAGGCATCCATTGTGCCCGATGCAGCATACATGAGTCACCTCATGGAAGTCGCAGGGATGGGCTGGGGATGCTTTGCCGTTGATGACCCTGCGGCGGAGACCGTCGTTGCGTCTGCACTGCTACACGATGCAATCGAGGACCAATCAGAGAAGTTTCCATGGGGTCGCATTGTCGTTGAATGTAGTCCCGAAGTTCTGAATCTAGTTGAGTCCCTGACAGAGGAGGGCACTGGTGACCCCGGAAAAGAGAAGGCACCCTGGCAGGGGCGCAAGATGGACTATCTCGATCACATCAGTGAAATGTCCACGCATGCACTGCTCATCAGTGTGTGCGACAAATTGCAGAGTGCAAGGGAGCTGAAGCGGCAAGTACGACGCTTAGGGGTTGGGGCTTATTATGGCTTTGTCAAGGAGGTCCCTGAGTCGGAGCGCAAAGGCTTGGTACTCTGGTTCCATTTTGAGCTTGTCAATTCCTATCGCACACGTATCAAGCAGATCAACGAAAGTCTTCAAGGACCCATCAATGAAGCGATCAATGCTCTCATTGAAGACTTCGCAGAAGTCGTTGAATGGCTCGATGCTCATCCCTGAAAATGTTTTGCCCCTGCACTGCCGGGCGAGGGAAGTGCAGGGGCATACCGAATGCGTTAAACTACCCTCAGTATAGCACCGATCACACTGCAAAGCAAGGTGCTGCACTGAAGACAAAGCAAGCCAAAGGAGTGGCACAATGTTTGATATACTCCGATTGCCCTCCCAGGACTCCCACGTGCAAGAGTTCGAATCCCTGCAAGCCCAATCTGTCCAGGAAGGCAATGAACGCGACGCAGATCACTGGCAATCCATGGCTACCATGGAGCGCCGCATTGCTGGCAATGACTGCACTGAGCAGGACACTGAAGACGATCTTCAGTGGTAAACCTTGACTATCCAAGAATCACACAGCCCTTCTCCCTGTCAATTAGGGAGAAGGGCTGTTTTTGTTGCCCAGAAATAGGCTAACTAACGACCACCGGTGCCGTCACACGGCACCTCGGTGCAATACTCACGGGCACCGACGCCTGCACGGTATTGCCTTGAAGCGCCTGCGAGACGACAATATTGGCAATGTCAACGCCGCCGATGTCAACGCCACCAACGACATCAGCCAGCTGCTCATCGTTTAGTTCTTCAAAAGTATGTTCTTCAGTCAATGTGTCCTCCTCATGATGATATGTATCAATGTGCTCCATTGTAAATCAGGGATAGCAGGGCTGTCAAGGCACTAGAACGCAAATTCGTTGACAGGCAAGGAAGAGCTTGTGGTATTTTGGGATGGACATCAATAGGCAGGAGTGGTCAATGCGCTACTATAATGCTACCAACGCGGCCCAAGAGATAGGCATCTCATATAAAACTATCCTGCGTAGAATTGAAGAGAATAAGATCATCGCCACCAAGGGAGAGGATAACCAATTTATCATACCTGAATCAGAGGTCGAGAAACACAAACGCAAACGTCTCCAATTTGTCCAGTCAGCACCAGTCAAGACCACTACTCCCGACCATGACCAGTCAGAACTTCTCGGCAGGGTAGCAGATCTTGAGAATAGAGTAGCAGAGTTGGAAGAGACGATGAGAATGCTGACCAGTCATCACCAGACAACGTCAGAACCCACTCAGCAGGGAAAGACAGAAGTAGACAAGTCCACACATTCAATCCCCCAGAATCGCATTGTAGAGACAAAGAGTCCCACCGATCTCCCCGCAGGTACTCTGCATTCCACCGATTTCGCTGCCTCCCTTGGCATATCCAAGACGGTCTTTGAAGGCATGCTCAAGAATGGCATACGTGGCGAACAACTTGAACGAACCAAGATCCCAACGGCCCCAGGACGATTCTCGAACTGGTTCACCCCGCCACAGCAACGATCAGCCATCGACCTTCTGCGACGGCATGGAAAACTCAAGGGATAACCTTGTGTAACGCATTGAACGCATGTTCTTGTTATCCCCATCCCTCTCAACTCGTTCTGCAATAGATGTACATATTTGCATCTATGTATCTTGTGTAACGAGAAAGGAATATTTGTGAAATATCTATTTATAGCCCTGCCCCTGCTGTGCATCCTTGCCAGCTGCGCCAGCCCTGACAACACTGAACGTCCTGCACCCACTGCTCCTGCAAAGCCTTCACCGACAGCAGTGACCTTCCACAAAGTCGGTGAGACCGTCAAGGCAGAGCCCTGGGAAGTCACCTTGAAGTCAGCGACCATCATTGACCCCGCCAAGTATTCGCAGAGTGCAGAGATGTTCCCTGATCTAAAGGATGGGGACCGCTTTCTAGTGCTGGATGAACATGTCAAGAACATCTCATCAGAGGTGCAGAATATCGCGGGCATGCAGTTCGTCTTGCAGGATAAGCAGGGGAATAGCAACTTTGTGAAACAGCTAGGAATCCCTGACGTTCCTGGACCGGCCCTTGGTGGCGATGTCTCTCCATCGATGGATCTGTCAGGGCAGGAGGCCTATGTTATCCCGTCCAATGTGCACTTACTCTATTGGATCTATAATCCGCTGAGTAACACCGATGGCAAGGCTATCCAGGAAATCTGGGAAATCAATATATAGACATAGTGTCTAGACAGAGAAGCAGCGCACTGCAGTCATTGCAAGTCGCTGCTTCTCTTTGAATTGGCTATTGAACTACTTCGGAATCATCGAGGTCGCTGCCATCGAAGCCATCTTCATCGGCAAAAGCATAATCCACCCCGTGTTGCGGCGTTCCTCCCTCGAGCATCAAGGAAGCCTTGCAGCACAGAATCACTGGACATCTGAGATAGCCATCATGAATTCTTGCTCCCCTCGCATGACATTGTTGACAGCACAGACTGCCAAGCCATGCACCGTCTTCAATGAGATCTTCGCAGTGAAGCATTGGACGCCTCTCTGCCACTTCCCTGACTTCAGTGCGTTCAAAGTGCTCTCGCACATAGTGCATGGCATTGCGGATGTTTTTTCTTGCCTCCCTTGCTGCTTCAATAGCAGGACCTTGCATTGCGATGTAGTCCTGGACTTCGTTCAATGATGGATGCTGTGCGTAGTTCATGGGTGCCTCCTTACCATGCATACTGTGAACATCGAGGGGTGCCGCAGCTGTATCGGGGATTTCTAGCCAAGTGCCCACAGGTCCCGTAGATGACGGGTTGTGCGATGTTCAAGCGTACATTGTGGGTAGGTTTCTGCTGGGTGAGGTTGTTAGTAGAGGGTTGCAATTTTGTAGCAGGTTGTGTCATGATTAATCTGCTTTCTTAACTTAGGGGCTTGAGGGCTCCGAACTAGCCCCTGACATGTTCGAGATGTCAGGGGCTTTTACTGGTCTATATGGGTAAACTACATGGAACGCAATAAAAGCAGAGTTTATCTGCACGCTGAATCTCGTCTAAGCCAAGAAGTATCTCACATCCACACTGTAGGCATTTACGCTTAACAACTTCCATGCCATCTAACAACATCCTATCTGTTTTCTCTTCACTCTTCCTTTGTTTACGCGGGATGCTAGGCATTAACAGGATATTTAGCAATTGGCATCCTCGATCAAGGTAGTGCTGTATCCAGTACTTCTCTCTCTCAAATGCTGCCTCTTTGCCATCGTAGATAACCTCTACGATGGCAAAGAGAGGTTTAAGCCCCAATTCGTTTAATTCTCGTATCCAGTCGTGCTTCTCTCGGTTGCTCCCGTAGCAACCTATATGCTGTTCAAACCTCTCATTGGGATTGTCTGTTGTCCCAATGTATCTAGTGGCAAGATCCGTATCAGGGTAACGCGGGTCATCTCCCTTGTAGATGAAATGCAGCATGCTGTCTCCTTAATCTGATTATTGTGTTCACAGTGTTGCCTGTGTTCGTTGTGTAAATTGTATCATATAGATGAGAGGGAGTCAAGAGGGCAATAAAAAACCCGCCGTTGGGCGGGCTGGGATTAGTGTGACTCTTTCCATTTCTGGAATGCTTTCTTGTATCGATGTAACAGTACCAGGTCAGATGCATCGATATCCATGTGATACATAGGTCTATCTGACATCACTTCAGGCTTGCCGATGGCTGGTATCTTATAGGTTCCCGTGTGCTGAAACCCAGCGTTCTCAAGTATTTTTCTGCCTTCCAAGGTGCCACCACATGCATCGATGCTCTTGATGCCAATGCCTTTGTTTCCCCACCCCGCAAATTGAATTGCAAGTCTACGTAGCAGGATGCTTGCGTACCATTCCCGTTTTTCTGGGGGTGCATTGGTGATGGTTGCAAGATCGATAATAATGCATTCGAGCATGTGGTCGCTTGGCTCAAATTGCTCTATCATCTCATCTTTGAACATCCATCCGCGCTTGCCTTGTCGAAATTCAAGGATGGCCTCGTGTTTCAAAGGAACAAGATTGACAAGCGCAACAAGCGTACTGGAATTATAAAGATGAAAAGAGGTATAGGGATTTACCTCTAGGTATCTACGGCGCGAGGCATTCCGCTCTGGCGAGATAGAACCAGCACCAAAGTTCAAGTATGCCATGTGGTCTTCTGCTTCCAAGTCCTCCATGCGTGCAGGGCGAAATTCAAAAGTGCTACTCTCCGCAGCCATAATAAGAGCCTCAAATCTTTCTTTCATGGCGTCAATTTTATCTCTTCTATAGTAACCATAGGAGCCGAAAAAAGTGACACGTCCGAACTCATCAGGATTGCGTCTCACATAGTTGTTGAATGCATCCCTTGTTAATCCTAGGTGCTCGTAGGCTTCCTGAGCTGTATAGTGCGCCTTCTTTATTCGATCCACGGTTGACGTGTCGGTCTCTTTTAGCTGTTTCTTTGGTCTTGGCATGTTAATGAATCCTCTCTTCTTCCAATAATTATTTATTATAACATAGCCAACGCAAAAAACAATTTCAACACAATAGACACAAGAGTAAGAGCGTTGACATAACTGTGTCCGTTGTGTATACTATGTTTGTATCGTAAATAGTGTTCGTTGTAGATAGAAAGGAGGGAGCATGCTGAGAGTAGGGCAGGAGACATACCACAACGCCAAGAGTGCATCTGCATATCTGGGAATTACGCGAGGCATGTTTTACCGAAACGTCAAGCCCTTGCTGAAAAAACACCAAACAAAAGTGAGTAAAAGATTGCTATACAGGCAATCAGAGTTAGAGAAGTTTAGAGGTGTTGAGACAGTCGCCTACTAGCTAACGCGAACCAGTAACTAGCAGGCTAACCCACAGGCTAACCCACAGAGTAAGTGCAGGTTGGGATGAATCTTACCATACCTGACCTAGATACAAAGGAGATTTTATGGCAGATCAAACAAGGGAGAATTTAAAATGGAATTAGTGCCATACGAACCAATGACGAACAATGCACCTCAGCGATTGTCGCAGGGTGTTTCTTGCGGAGTGTATATCACTGCCGACCTTGAGGACATCGACTGGATGATCGCGCGATTTGAACGATGGTTTGCAGAGCGCAATGAGGTTGTGCAGGTCGATGAAGGATCGACGGACAAGCTCGGACATGGTTTCGTAATCCTGGAATGGGAAGGGTGCATGATTGATCCACTCTTCATTGCCATCCTGCGAGATGAGGAAAAAGTTATCGACTATACCATGTATCAGAGAACAGAGGAGGGCTAAATCATGGCTGGTAGAAGATATGGCGGAGGCGGTGCAACTATTGTTGACAGCACTGCCAGTGTTACGCCGCGCTACATGATACCGCCTCTCCTGGTCGCTATTGTTGGCATACTTACGGTCTTGTTTGGAGTTGTCATTGCCATCACCATCCAGGTCCAGACAACTGAGGCGAATCTAGCGGGCCTCAGTTCTATCGATGCATTCAAACCAAACTTGTATGTCTTATGGCAACCAGTCGATCTGCTGACAAGTGCTAACCTGACATTCGCTGAGCGCATGGCCTACACCATTGCCTGGATTATCCAGATTGCCTCTTTCATATTCATCGTTGGGTATAGCGATGCATTAGAGGTTGCAGGCTCAAGTGGATGGGTTATGCAAAGGTTCTGGTTTCTCTTGAGCTGGGCATTGTTCGCCTTTAACTTCTTGTCGGACTACAAGTATGGAAGCGTGCCTGGTGCTCAATACGGTTGGCTTGGGCATCTTGAATTTGCAGTTGGTATCACTGCTGCCGCGATGTTCTTCCCGCTTATCGGACTTCACTTGATACGAAAAGCCAGCTTCATGGCGAAAATGCAGCGAGGAGGATAAAGAGATTATTATGGGCAAGGATTTAGTGAAGAGGGAGAGTAGCGCAATTGAGAAGGTAGGGGAGAAGCATCGCGTCTTCCCCCGGACTCGATCAGGATGGATTGCCACAGGTGCGACGGGAGCAGTGAGCTTCATTGTTTGCGCTGCCAGCCACTTTGATGGCGGCGCAGTCCTGGGGGGACTCTTTGTCTCCCTGGGCGTCAGCACATTTTCCGATGATGCCATCCACGCCCTGCTCTATGGTCGGCGGCTCCCTGAGCAACTGGCAATGAGCAGCAATTCGGCAGGCGAGTGGTTCAAAGATGCGAGTGCTGACTTTGCAGAGCGATGGCTTGGATTTGAGCGCGATCCCGATGCCAAGGGTGAGAGCTTCAAGTCCAAGGCAGCCCGATGGCTTGGCATGCCAGTGTATGAGGATGATGATCCCGACGGGCAGCCAAAGAACGAGCCGATGAAGGATGCACCAGACTCTGGTCCTGCTACAGAGCAGAAAAGGCAACCAGTGCTCAGCGGCTATGAGCTAGTCGTCAATGGGCGCGTCGGCAACGATGATATCCTGCTGGGTCATGACAGCAAGGGGGAAGAGATACGGCGTACCTGGAAGCAATTGAAAGCTATTCTTATCCTGGGGCTCCAGGGCGGCGGTAAAACGACAAGCGCCTGCTGGTTGATGATTCAGGCACTCATGCAAGGTGCAAGGCTAGCAGTCATCGACAAGCATGCCAAGTCCGAAGAGGACTCTCTCATGCAGAAGATTGATTCTTTTTCGCCTTTCTTCGACTGCTCACCAGGCGTTGACCCAGCCTCAGCGCTACCAGCCGTCAAGCATGTCTCTCAGGTATTCAAGGCACGTTTGAAGGGTGCACCGTGCGCATATCCCTTGCTTCTAGTGATCGATGAATTTACAGCGATCATGGGCAAGCTGAGCAAAGAAAAAGATGAGTGGCATGAGGTTGCCAAGGAACTGGCAGACCTTATTGAGGACTTGAACCAGGAGGGGCGCAAGCACAAAGTCTATGCAATCTGCATAGGGCAGGCTACCAACGCAACGAAGACCGGAGGAACTGAGATTAGGGACCTCTTCAACACGCGCCTAGTGCATGGTATGCGTGTCAAACAAGCACAGATGCTTTCGCTCAATGAATATTCCAAGGATATCAGGGCATTAGACCAAGGACAAGTCATTGTAGACATGGAAGGGAGAGATGAGCCGTTCTTTGTGCAGGTGCCATACGTGTCTGATGAGGACATACGAGCTATCGCGGAGTGGCTAGAGCATGAGCAGTCCATACCAGCACCTAAGACTCAGCGACTGCCGGAACTAGGCGATTTGCCTATGAAGCAAACGGCTCAGAGCAAAATGACACTCAATCTTGATACGGTCCTTGCATTGGCTGGGAAGGTCAGTGATGAAACACTGCTAGCTCTCATTGATAAGTTGCCTGATGTAGGGAGTGATGAGACAGAAGAGGATGATGAGCAAGAGGGTCCCACTCTTCTAGAGCGTGGGATACAGGCATACACGGAAGGCCATACGACACTTGATAGTTTGGCGGTGGCTTTATCCATCACATCATGGGATGCAAGAAAGCTGATGCCTCAGATAAAATTGGCACTCAAAACCAAATGAGGGTGACACATTAAGCTCAATCCGAAGTGAGTCACCCTCACACACGCACACACACACAAAAAAATGAAGGAGGTGAACCATGAAAAAAATGCTTGATTGGTTGACACACCTGCTCTGGATATCAGAGGGGATCTTCCTAGCAGCGTCAACCCCGCATATCGCAACGTACTTTGCCCATTTTGATAATCCCACCGACTTCTGGGGAACGATCTATGCCTGGGGCGTCGGCTATGGGCTTGCACTGACGATCGATGGAGTCTCGTTTGTTGTTCTCATGAGTTTGATAGTCGCGATTAAATACAAAAGATCAGGATTGCTGGTCACGTTTCTGGTGTGCGCTCTCCTTCTTATATCGGGGCTCTCATGGTTTATTAACTGGCAGTATAACATCGTTTTCGCGTCGTCTATGTTTGCCAAAGCAGATGGCATTATCACTTTTAACGGATTGTCAATCGGCACGCTTAATCCGATTATAGGCGGGGCATTCCCATTGTTAAGCGTCCTTTATGCGCTCGTTGCTAAAGCGATAGAAGTAGATGAAGGAGCACTTATAAAGACGGCAATGACGCCTGAACAATTTGAGAATGAAAAGTTACGATTGGCTCAAGAGCAGGAATTGAAATCGTTAAAAGCCAGTCAAGGGAGCGGCAAGGGCTTGCTATCCTTGGCTCAAGAGACAGTTATGGGCAAGTCAAGAGACGCCGATGAATTGCTCAATCTCACGTTAAGCTATCTTCGGGACGCCCGTGAATTGCTCCTTATTGAATCTGAAGAACGCGCTCTAGAAGCTCTTTCAAGGCACCTTAAAATCAATGCAAAAACAACGCTTCCATTGCTTATCCAGGCCCGGTCAATCATCGATAAAGAGGATCATGAGGAGCGAATGAGACGGGATAAAGCCGATCGTGAGGAGAGATTAAGGCAAGAGAAAGTCGAAGAAGAGCGAAGATTGGAGCAATCAAGACGCGAGGAAGAAGAGCGATTGAACCGAGAGAAAGCAGAGCATGAAGCAGGGATGGAACGCTTAAGACTTGAGCAAGAGGCAACCATAGAGCAAGCAAGACTTGAACATGAGCGAACCATGGCACGTTTACAAGTTGATCGTGAAGAGAGAGAAAGGCTCGCAAAAGAATCTGAAGATGCCAGAGTAAGACGGGATAAAGCCGATCGTGAAGAGAGGTTAAGACTTGCAAGAGAGGCTGAAGAACTGCGATTGAAACGTGAAAGGGCAGTGCAAGAGGAGCGAAGATTGGAGCAAACAAAATCTGAGATTGAGGAAGTCAATCCACAATCAAAAGAGACGCAGGTTGACCTTCTAGAAGGCTTGCAGGGTAACGACACTGTACCCCTTGAAACCGTCGCTGAGATCCTTGGCTACGACGCACGCTATGTTACACGACTACGCAATGAAGGCAAATTGAAACATACCTCAAAGCGCCCTGACCGTATCACGGTTGCGTCCTTGCGTGTATATCAGGCCAATCACAAACGCCGCGCTTCAAGTGCCAGTCGACCGGAAAGAGATGCCGATCCCTTGACAGTAACAAATGGACACAAAAGAGTTACCCAGCCCTTGGATAACTTAGTAAGAATGGAGGTTTAGATGACCCAAGCATTCATAGCGGCTCGCTGTCAGCCAATGCCAGCTTTGAGATATCATTGATTATGGACAACGAACAACTCACCGCGCTCTATGGACCATCAACGAAATTCGCTGACCACAAGGAAGGCACTGAGATCAAATTCAAGGACATCACCGATGGCAGTGTGAAGCAGGGGACCATCCTGCATGTCAGGGCACCTGGCAAGGCAATCAGTGGCGGCAGTGACCATCCAGTGCTTTACATTGTCGATTGCAATGAGGGCATGCCGATCCCTGTGGCACCCTCACAGATCGTCATCGGGGAGGCACCGAAGGCAGAGCCTTTCACTGCCATCCTGGGAACCTATGGGCACGCTGACTCTCAGCTGCAAGGCAGGGGGCAGGCAGAAGATATGGTATGGCACTTGGACACCCGTGGAAACTATTGCATCGACACGGACCACGGCAAGCTCCGTGTGCTCAGTGCTCGCATTGAAGGCGATGATGAGCAGGGGAAAGTCATTGCAGAGGTCGAGGCAGTCGAGGAGAGTCACTGAAGTTCTGTGAGACGCAAAGGAGAGGGCAGGGACCGCATGGTATCCCTGCCCTTTTTGTTCTACTTCTTTATTTTCCACGCAAAGCTCTCGCACTGCCAAGGGTACTCAGGTAGATCCTTTGCCACGATGACCTTGCCAATACCTGGAATTGTGGCTGTACAGCCATCCTCACTACGATACACGGTAACCTTGTAGTAGGCATCCTTGTCATCAGGACACTCTACTAGCTCGTTTGGAAGCTTCTCTCTAGCCATTTCATTATCTCCTCTTGTTAGCTAACAGGATTGTCCGCAGACAACAATTTCATCCTTAACCACTTCATCCCTCAGCAGGCCTAAAAGTCCCTTGTTCCCTTCATCGATCATGTCTTGCAACTCTTCCTGTTTCCTTGCCCAAAAGATCGGGGCTCTCGATCCATCTGCCCACACGTCCCAAGCAATGAGTCCGTTGACTGCAATGGCCTGATAGGTGTAGGGACTGCCATGAAACATGAATGTGCAAGGTTTCACTGAAAAGACTGAAAAGTCAGATTTGTTCATGATATTCTCCCTTTCGGGGAGGTTTCCCTCCCCTGCTATTCCTATAATTCCCGTGGGCTGTGCTTCATATGAGGTGCAACCGGTGCCCTCAGCATCCACACTGGGATGTTCCATCGCACTTCAATGGGTTCCACTGACTTCCCTGCCTGCTCCTCGATCTGTCGGCGATCCTCATTGGCTCTCAGCGCAAGAGCCTTGCGGTCCTCGATCGAGGATGCAATACTTGCACGCACATGCCAACATACCCCACTGCCGTGTTTTACGTTGTGCCATTTGTACTTGGCGCTTTTGCAGGTACATCCGAAGCCATGCTCTTTATCGTAGGTGACCTTGTGCTCAGTGGCGTCGTCGGTCTTTGAGAGCACCATGTAGAAGTACTCTTTAGTCTGATAATCCCAAACTTTGGAACATCGGGCTACCTCGTCGGCAGTGATGTCGGTGATATTCGTTGCCACCCAGGCGAGCGTTGCTGAAGCTTTGATCATTTTCGTGACTCCTTGAATGAATGTGTTTGTCTATGTATTAATAATACACCATATAGTGCACTGTTGTCAATGCTTTTGAAGCCAATTTAAGCCCAATTTTGAAGACTTGACAGGAGTGACCTATATGGTGTATTATTAGCTTAGATCAAAGAAAGGATGAGGACCAGTGAAAAGTCATAACCTCAACAATTGGTACACCGCAGCTCAGGCAGCAATGCGGTTATCTAAAAATAGCGGAAGACCTATTGACCCTGCCTACGTTCGCAAGCTTGCACAGAAGGGCCTCATTGAAACATTGCCAATGGGAGCACGGTCAACACTGTATAGCAAGAAAGTCATCGATAACTATGTTGTCGAGGAACGCGGAGCAAAATTAGCAAGGGCAATGCAGCAGAAGAGGGAAAGTAAATAAATTACCCAAGAGTTTACCCAAGAAGAAGCCCCGCGTCTCACTGCCTGCGGGGCATTTCTTTGCCCTCAATGTTACACAAGGCCTTCAATGAGCCACCTTGCTCAGATCCTGCTGCAATGCGTCCCAATTCAGGGCATTAGGGGCAATACCACCATTAATGAAATCTTGTGAAAGAACTGCATAGCTCTCATCCATGTATCGGTCAGCAAATCGCCAGGTCATACGCTGTAAGGCTCCCCATGTGACCACAGTTAGATAGTGCGAGTCAAAGGCCACGACACTGCAAGCGTGTCCTCCCCAACTGCCAGGTGCGCCGCTCCCATGCAATCCCCACGACGGCACTGACCACACTGCCTGATTTTGCGCGGACAGTGGCAATGCGAGGCCGATGTAGCATCCACCAAACAGATACACTGCCGCCTTCACATGGGCGTGATTTCGCGGCTCACAGGCTGTGTAGGCGTCGATCTTATGCCCTGCTACTCCTGTCTTTCTCCAATAATTCAAGACGTCAAGTTCTACCGCCCCATCATCGTTCTCGCCGGTGATCGGATTGTAGCCACTGACCGCGCTGTATGCAGCAATGATGTCATCGTCAGACGGCGTGATTTCAATGGAGGCATTGGATGTCCATGCCTGGACCATGTGACCAGCGCTGGCGCAGGTACAGTCTCCTATGGTCAGATTTCCCATAGCTCCCCACACAGGTACCTTCTTGCCCCAATCGTACTGCACTGGAATCGGAGGCAATTTGCCAATATCCAAATAGTTCGCCAGTTGCAATGTGCGCACGTCGTGTTTCGGTGCCAATTTCCCCAGTTTCAAAGCTCTCTTTCCTTCCACTCCCGCAGCGCCTCGTAGCTTTCCCTGACTCGCCAGGCATCCGCAAGGAGCAAGCCAATGAATACCCCGATAATGCTGAGAATAGCAATGACCACCCCAATAAGAAGCCCTGCAAGTGCAATGATTGCAGTCAACCCTGCCTCCATCGTGCCGCCCTGATCTCCATGGTCTCATCGCTCATCGGCGCTTTCCGATGCTTGTCGTGATACCAGCGCACTAGATCCCCTGTGCGCCTCAACTTCTTCAGATCGACGTCCAGTGCCCCGCATTGCACTGCCTCGACCTTCTCGGTTGTCGGCGTCTTTCCCTGATTTTTCAATGCGGAGTCAATGGCACTCTCACTGATGCCATCGGTGTGCCGTTCCCTGGATACCATTGGATCATTGAGGTAAGTGCAGAGGATGTCCTGCAAGCGATCATCTGGCAATTGGGCGAGGAGCACGGGTAAGGAAGTAGGGGAAGAAGGCTCATCCTCGAATAAAAACGTGCGCATGCGTCGAAATAAACGACGAAATCCAAGCATTTCTTTGACCCTCCTAGAAATTCGAAGAATAGGCGAGGCCACTTCCGTGGAAGGCATGGTAAGGATTAGGAACCACGGAAGTGCTTGGATGTCATCGTAGCACTGCACACAAGAAAATGTCAAGACTTGTTCTCAGTGAAAGGTCATCGCCCTGACTTCGATATTCCAGGACTGGCAGGGCCATCCGTCGCGTTCTTCACTGACCAAACGGTGCTCTCAAGGATTGTCCTCACAACGATAGGGTTAGGTGCAGGGAGCTCAAAGAAATCAGCAGCAGCATAGATGGCGTGCTCTGCTTCCTTGCGCTTCTCCTCTGGCGTGTAGTTCGCATATCTTTGTTCCACCATCTGCACGCCATGTTGCACAATGCCTTCAAGGATTGCCCGTTGCTTCTCAGGGAGGTTTTGCTCAAAGCGTTGCACGGTTTTCTGTTTCAGTGTCGCTGCCCAGTGCCATAGAAACGGGAATACGACGCCAATGACGCCAAGGATAAGTTCTTGAGTACTCATGATGGTCTCTCTTTCTTCTGCTCTGCTTTCCTCTCCTGCCTATGCAGAAAGATCAGCAGAACCCAAAACGATATAAGTAAAAGGCCGATAGTAAGTTTGATCGTAAAAAACACCTGTGAGACAGCTTGCACACGATCTTGCCATAAATCAGCAACGCTTGCCATGGTCAGGTAGTATTGCTGGTTATGCTCCATGATGATCGATAATTGCGTTTCGTCGGGGTGCGCAAGGATATTCTTTGCAGCTGCATCGATTGCGCTGAAGTCGCCGCGCACCTGCAAGAGCAGCAATCGTACATCATCCGGTACACGATCCGGTAGTCCCAAGCTCGGGTCACCACTGAGCAGTCCTCGCTGTATCCGTTCCCAGCCTGGCAGTGTCACTTGCATCTCATTGACTGCCTGGCTATGCAACGAGGCATCGCCGCGCACAAGGATAATCGCGTTCTTGGCAATGCGCTCACTGAGTCCTCGCTGCTGAGAAGCGCGGCGCACCACATTGAGCGCATTATTCGGCATGAGTGGCAGTGAATCCGATACAATGCTGAGCAAGAGGAGGACAATGCCGCATACCGTGATAACGCGGATAAGTGCAGATCGAAGTCTTTGCGACATACTACCCTCCCGGATGCGTGATGAAGTAGATGGCAACCGCAGTAACGATACTAATGACCGTGGCTACAATGCCCCACAGCACCTTGATGATCAGTTTGTCCTGGCTTTCCTTCTGCTCTGTGAGCTTCTCTGTGAGCCTCGTATTGAGTCCAGTCACCTCCTTCTTCGTGTCTTGCAAGTCCCGCTCAATCCGTTCCACTGTTGAGCGAATTGACGCCAGCTGCAATTCACTCTCACGGGCAGGGACATACGATGCAAGCTGTGTTTGCAGATGTTGAATATCCCTCTCCAAGGCATTGATCCGGTACGCGATTGCCGTGGCGTCCATCGGCTGCTGTGATTGCATGACCTATCCCTGCAAATCTTTGACTGCCTGGACAATCTTTGCCTTCAGTACTGTGTTCTCTGAAGCCAGTGCGTTTTGTTGGAGTGCGGCGATTTGCTTCTTGAGCACATCGATCTGTCCTTGCTGATCGGAGACGCGAGGGTCTTGCCCAATGCCTTGGTCAATGTGACCAAGGTAGAATTGTCCCGTAGCACCGGGTGGATGGTCATTTGCGCGCGTTTCATCAAAAACGAGCACGACTCGTTCGAACCTTTGATAGACTACTCCAGGATTGCCGGGAACTCCAATAGGTCCGCTTATGGGCAATCCCATGTAACTGAGCCCACACAGCCCGCTATTGCCAAATGTCCGGTAGAATGTGAGTCCCCCGTGGTCTATCGTGTAGCCTGTTTGCTTACATCGCCACGCAGTATCATCGCCTTCGAAAAACTGCGAGATTACTGGATTATCCAATCCAATCATCATAGGTTGTTCCTCCTGTGGTTGTTGTGGCTTGACGCCTAAGAAAACATTGGCATCGACGGTTCCTGCAATTCCAGGGATATTTGTAGCTTTATCCGTGTATTGCAGTAATTCGTATTTTGTCCAAGGTGGCGGACAAGCCGGTCGTGCATCCGGTGTGAAATGCCAATCGGCTAGCCAGAGCGGATACTTTGCGAGGCGTGGATCTTGCAATCTCTGCTGGGCGTAGTAGCTAGATGCGTAGATACCCGGAAGCTTCCCACCATAATTGGCTTCCTGCTGAGCAAGCCAAGCGTACGCCCATCCGCTTGTAGATTGACTTACGCTCTCTTCAAGATCTAGGAGAAGCAGGTCTTGTGGTCTAACATTGCCTACTACCTGCCTTTGCCAATTGGCTTCTGCAACGCCGCTATTGTACTGCGGATACGAATAATGGTAGTACAGTATGCAGTCAATACCAGCACTTAACGCGCCTGCTCTATACGCGTCAAAATGACCATCCTTATAGCCGTTGCCGTAGCTTGATCGCAGCGCAACACGACTTACACCGTCACTGCTAGCTGACCATGCCTTATACGCACGCCAATCTACATTTAATGGTTGATGTTCTGATATATCGATAAATTGCGGTGCCACTACTCGCCTCCCTCTAATGCACTAATTTCAGCACAATGAACACAACGTCCGCCACGATTGCAATGACTGCCAGGATAAGCACAATGACCCCAAGGGCATTGTGACGATCAGCAGAGTACGGACTCCCTGCCAACCAAAGCAGGATGACAAACAGATTAAGAATAGAAAGGAAATCGAATGTTATGAAAATGCTCATAGCGCCCTCCTCAAATCTTGCGGATGCCGATGGTTACCGGCGCTGCATCGTCGTAGACCAGCGATCCAATCGTTGTACCTACAAAGATCTCAAAGATCTCGGTGCCTGGCTCATTGGATGCCAATGCATAGGCCGTGGCTAGATCATTGGCGTGCAGGGTGTACACAACTTGCCCCGTGGCCGCATTGCCTGCCCCGAATGATCCTTGCCCCGTTGCCTTGAGCAGCGTTGTTACACTGCGAAAGATCAAGGTAAACGTCGCGCCCGCAAAGCCTGGCGGCACATTTCCCTGCTTGTCCTTGATCGTGAATGTCCACGGTGGTCCCGTCGTCGTTGTAAGAAAAGTCTGCACATGTCCTCCTCAGGATGTTTTTACGTTGAATCCAGTGCTCTGCACAGTTACGTTGAAATCACCGATTGGAATGGATAGATTAAATGAGACAGATGGTACCAATGCGCCGCCACTAAGACTGGCAAGAAGCGTGCTATATGCTGCAAATGTGACAGAGAGTGCAGTCTGCAAGGAAAACACACCGGATATCGATGCGTTGCCAGTGAGTGTCGCTGCAAGCGCAGTGGATATGCTCACGGTCCCTACTAGCGTTCCTTGCCCCGCCACGGTCACTGCAAGAGAGACTTGTCCTGAGCTTTTGCTTACAGCATTCCCAAAAGCCATGTACAAAGTAGCTATAAATGGTTAACCCGTCTGAGTTGTAAAATATGTGTCCATAACCCTCCTATGCGATAATTTCAGTAAAATGTCCGTCTGGAATGATTGCAGAAAACTGACCGTCTGGGATAATTGCAGCAAAGGGTACAGTAAGGCCTTGTACAGGACTCACGACAACGACACGCAGTACAATTGTTCTAACTCGCTGTGTGTGTATCGGTGTCCTGAGTAGAGTAGAGCGGTTTTGCTGCGTGCGAGTGCGTGCGCGGACGGACACGGATAGCGTGCGCGAAGTCCGCACTGGAAGCCTCGTGACCACACTCTTGCCCTCTTGCGTTGAGATCTGCGTCCTCATGGCAGTAGAGTGCGTTCGCAGAGTTTTAACAGGGAGCCTGAGAACGACCATACGTGTGGCAAGCGTACGCGTCGCAATACGAATTTGGGTAGAGAGTGTGTGTTGAGTCCCGAGCAAGAGCCTCACCGGCGTGCTTTTGGCGGCGTGAGATGCTACTCTCACGCGAATAGGAGCCGTCTTGCTCTGCACCGTCCTAACTACAGTCCTAAGCTGCGTCGAAGCAGTCTTGAGCGTCCTTGTGGCAATCCTGATTACCGTAGAGCGGCTTTGCAACGTGCGAACCGCCGCTCGTATCTTGAGCGAGACACTTACTGTCGTACCAGTCGTTGTGGTGATGACACGTAAAACAACAGTTCTCGTGGTAAGTGTGCGAACTACCGTTCGTGTTTGCGTGCTTTTCGTGGTTTGTGTTGCAATGGCTGCTCTGATTGGAGTCGATTTATTTACGAGCGTCCTGACTACAGCTCTTAGCTGAGCAGCTTTCGTTACGCCTCTCACAACTGCCCTCAGAACTGTAGACCTCGTAGCTAGTGTGCGAACTACTGCTCTCAGAACTGTAGACCTCGTAGCTAGTGTGCGAACTACTGCTCTCAGCATGGTTGACTTTGTGATGCGCGTCCGCACAAGCGCTCTAATCTGGGTGACGAGCGTCACGCCACGAACCACTATCCTCAGGGGAGTTGACTTGGTTACCTGAGTGCGAACAGGCACGCGGGTAACGAGGCTCTTTGTAGCAGGAGTTCTGACTACCGTTCTGAGTTGAGCCGAGCGCGTTGCCAGACTTGCGACCACAGCACGCAATGAGGCCGACTTTGTGGCAAGTGTTCGTACAACGGTCCTTAGAGGAGTAGATAGCGTTCTGAGTGTTCTGACAACGGTCCTGAGCACGGTAGATCGTGTAGCCAGCGTGCGGATGACGGCTCTCAGTTTTGAGACGAACGTAATACCACGTATCACAGCACGCAACACGGTAGATTTAGTAACTTTTGTTCTAACTGGTGTGCGTACACTGGTAGAGCGCGTGGTCTTCGTGGCGACAACGTTTCTGATCGAAGTGGATTTAGTGACTTGCGTCCTGACAGGAGTTCTCAGTTTGGTAGAGACGGTACTAAGAGTGCGAACAACTGTACGCAATTTTGTAGATACAGTACTGAGTGTACGGACAACTGAGCGTATAGCAGTAGATTTGGTAACTTTTGTGGCTATACGTGTGCGTATAGCAGTAGATTTTGTGTTTAGGGTTATAATTGACCCGACAGAATAGAACGTGCTGGGGGATGATTGATTGTTGTATGAGGTCGTATCCCAACCCGCAGAACGCGCTGTATTCGAGATCCGTACTTCATCGATAGAGCCTTTAAAGAAGATCGACGAAATAAGATCATCACGGGCACCAATCTTTGCGGCATTGGTACTCGTTGCAATCGTCGTCGAGAGCGTACCTGAGCCATTTGCAGCGCCATCAAGATAGTGTGTCACGGTTGTGCCACTCATCACAACCGTGACTTTGTGCCATGCACCTGTTCCTGGTGCCGTTGTTCCTGCGACATTTGCAAATGTTGAACCATTACCACGTATGAGCTGCATTTTCCCTGTTGTTTGCTCAACATAAAATTCGTACTCATTGCCAACGCCGTTGGTCGTTTTTGCTAGAATCATATTATAGTTGGTATAATCTGTAGCCTTAATCCATGCCTCTATTGTTATATCTCCTGTGATTTGCAAATTAGATGCATTTGGGATATTCACATATTGACTTGATCCACTGAAAGCAGCAGCTCCATCTATTTCCCCTGTTGTTGCTGTTGTTCCATTATTTGTCCCATTATTTGCATTTGAGGTTGAATCTGCAACAGAAAGTGTTGTTCCATTTCCAAGATGCCACACGCCCTTATAATTACTATCCCACACACCTGTCTTATTCTCTTGAGATGTAGATATTGATGCATTGTTGAAATACATATAAATAGTAGTATCTGCGGTATGGGAAGCTGTAGGAATACGAACATGCATCTCAATTTCGCCAGTTGTCGCGACGTAGTTCTCTATTTCATGGTCAAGCTTTGTTGTTTCTGTGCTGTCCACAAATACGATATCGAATCCACTACTGTTCTGAACCTTCCCGCCGTTAGCTACCGTCTTGAGATTGGCATCAGTGCGCGAAACGAGCAGAGGGAAGTTGGATTGGTCTGCTGTGCTTATTTTAGTGTGGTCGATCTGGATTTGCTTCTTACAGAGATAGCTCTGGTTCCACCAGCTCATAAAGCCGCCTCTCTTGCGTATTTTGCTTGTGTTATATCCTCACATCCATGGCTTTCAAATTCAAAGGTCCGATTGGAATAACACCTTCTCTCCAAGCACGAAAGTCCCGTACTGAGTTGTGTCCTCTGATCACAGCTTTCTTCTCAGCATCCCACAGCATATCTACATACAGGTTCTGGTCTTGATAGTCCCACAGCGCGAATGTGCATGCTCCAGAGTCCTTATCTACCACAGCACCGATCGCCTGTAAGTTCTTGAGCTTCTCTCCTGTCAGGAGTGCCGATGTGCCACGTGAGAACTGAAAGCCTGTATACGGCTCGCCAACGTGTGTGCGTGCTATGCCTTGTGGTGTGTGCAGGTGGATCTCTTTAACTCTTGCAATGTCTCCTGAGTCTATCAAGTCCTCTTTCCACTCAAGTCTTCTCACAAGGTATTGTTTGTTAGGGCCTCGCAAGGTGGGGATTTCAATAGACTTCTCATCAAGCTCAGACCAGACCTTACCCGATGACATACGAACCGACCAGTACGATTCTCCTGCCATCATGACTCGGAGTCCTGTGAGTTTCTCTTTGATTGCGTTCATTTAGTGCTCCTATTATACTATAATTGATCTAAAATCGACTTGAGGGTACATCGGCATTTGACAGGCGTGGAGTAGAATAACCACTCAATGCCTGCCATGCCTGCACTGTCTAAATCCACGTGTACTGCCAGCCAAGTACGGGAAGCAGAGTGCCGCCCGTTAATCCGGCAGGTATATATAAAACCATCAGGAAATACCACAAACCCGCTGTTACTGCTTGAGGAATGCCTCCATTCTGTATATATTGTGTGGCTGCCTGAAGTGACTGCCATGTAGAAAGCCATGCGGCTGACCCAGGAGATACAGCACCTGCTGTTCCTGATGTGGCAGCAAGTGTACCAGCAGCATTCGCGCTAGGCGTCTGTTGTACGCCACCCGATGTGAGCCCTTGCCCATAGGCATTGGCTTTTAGCGCACTTGTGCTAGAGGTTTCTCCACTTGTCCCATTGATGATCGATGATCCGTCACCGCCTACCGTTGCGCTGTTTTGAGTCCCAGGACTAGCCGCTGGTAAAGTGTTGTCCTTCCAGGCTGAGATAATCGGAGCCGAATTGTACGTGCCTGTGTTATCCCAGTTGATACGAAATTGCAGGTAGTGAGCTGTGGTCCCGTCATAGTTGGTGACAACTAATCCTGTAGTATCCGCACTAAAGGCATACATTTTGTCGATAAGTGTTGTGCCACTAGCAGGTTTCAGGATGCTTGGCCATGAGGCACTAGCTGTACTGGTAGTCTGCGAGCCACTTGAAAGAGCAGCACGAAGTTCATATCCAGCAGACCCGAAAAGCACATCAGTCCAGGTAGCAGTGCCTGATCCCTCCCCTGCTGGCGATGTGCCTGTATTTGCTTGCAATTTACATTTTGTTACTCACCTTAAAGGTGGGATTGGTCATTTCTGCCAATCTCCTTACATTCCTGCAAGGACCAGACTGTAGCCTCATCCTATCGTCACTGATAGGAGCCTCTCACTCAGTCGTTACGCGTGCCTCTCACATCTTTGTGTAGCTTCGCTCGGGGTTACCCACTTATCTCAGTTGGGGCTTTCCCCGACTCCAGAGAGGTTATTCGACAGGAATTACTTCCTGAAGCCCCTAACGTCAAGGGTAGTAAAATCTGACAATTTTTACTCCTTTTGCATGTAATAATTATTGACGCTTTACGAGGTTCATGTTATAATCAAGGAGTTGTCTAGCATCCGCTCTCTATCTTCTGATAGGGAGCATTTATTATTCCCTGTTGCTCCCTATTCAACATGTTGCCATGTATGTGCAGTGCGGTCTGCACTATAGGGAACTTTCTCAAAATGCTCAGACGTGCCATCAATGGACACTTCAAGATCAGCATCCTCGTCATCCAAGCCTCTGATAGCCGCTGTGTGCGTACGTCCATCTTCAGCTGTATACCGAACTTGTGAATTAAGGAATGTCTTTTCCCCGTTAATAATGGAATCTGCCATGTGATACCTCCTTTTATGTTATTGCCAGCCTAGAAGCTATTACTGTTGAAAGGCTGTATTAAGACTTGATGAAAATGATTCGTTGCATTCTCAATCTGTTCCGGTTACCACGTGAGACCTTGGACGCGGAATCTGTACACGCACAAATCCATACGTGGTAAAGTAAACAGCTTGCTGAATAAGCCATTTGAGCTCAAAGAGCCTCGGATTTCCAGCTCAAAAAAATTATTGGACAAGACGTCTAGTGTTCTCCCTGCCTTGCCTCTGCGTCTTCTTTGTTTGCCAGTGCTATTTGCAATGCTTGCCCTGCCGCATCCTTGTCTGCACGGATAGCATCGAGGGCAGCATCCGCGTCTGCCTTGACCTCAGTGCCCGTGGCGATGACAGCGCGTATACGTTGCCTCCCTTCGAGTCTCCTTGCCTCCTGCAATGACTTCTCAGCCTGACCATGCACCTCATTGGCTTGCCGTGCTTGTGCAAGGATACTGCTTTGCTTTGCGCCGTTTTCATTGAGCGTGCCCAGCAGCGTGCGACGCAGGTCCTCGATCCTCTCGATCTCAGCGCTCGCATTGCTATGCATTGTGTGCAGTGATGCCTCTGGCAGGTCTGGCAGAGGTCTCTCGTTGCGTGGCATTGCGTGCTCCTAAATGATGTAGCCAAAGATGTACCAGTCTTGCAGAACCATGTTACTGGTAATTGCCTTGACGGTGATCTGTCCGCCTGCACTAAGCGGCGCGATGGCAAAGGCCTGGCAGTATGTATTTTGCGGCCCTTGTGCCGTCACGTTCGCATAAATCCCTGCCGTCGCGCCCGTCGGATAAATTTGGACAGATCCACCTTGCGCAGAGGAAGAAAAAAGTCCAACCTGCAGTAATACGCCCAGTGCGCCCGTTGGCACCCCTGTTGCGCCACCAGTGCATGTCAAGTTCGTCGTAGCGTTGGCGTTGACCGTCGGGTTCGTCGTCAAGTGATACGGCGTCCCAAGAAAGATCGTGCTATTCATGACGTTGCTGCCTTTACTGAAACCTACCGCTGTTATGATGCCCGACCCATTCGTCACGATATTTCCGCTGTCATTATTCACCCCGTTTGTTTTCAAGCTATTCAAACTTGACATGACATCAGGGGCATTTATAGTAGTTCCGTTGACCAAGCTCGTTATGGTCGCGCCTGTTATACCCGATGGCATTTATTTACCTCCTATGCATTAATTAACCAAAGTCGCTTCTTGCACGCGAAGTTCAAGGTCGAACAGTGCGCGAGACAACGTAGGTGCACGAGCGCCTAATTCCAATGTGCAAGAAAAATAATCGTACTGAACGGAAGCAATGACCACTACTTGGTTAAATATGCTTCCTACACTTGAAGACCATGTTGCTTGTCCCCAAACGGATACTCCCCAGATAGCTTGTGTCGTTGGTGCACCCCAAGTATCACGTCCCCAAACTGCCGATCCCCACGTCGCACCAGTGCCCACCGTGGAAGTCGATGGTGCTCTGACATCAAGGATCTTCACTGTCTGTCCCACCTGGAACATCTCGATGTCGTAGCCAAGGCCTGTCTGCGGGGAGCCACGATAGTCAGGGACCTTGACCTTGGCACGCACGGTTTCTCGATTCATCTGATCTAGCAAGCCGTTCGCAATGACCTGTGCTATGTCGTTTGATGTGATACGGGTGTCAGTCTTGAGGTAGATCCGCTGTCCGATGGCTGCAATGCTGACGGCATCGAATGCAGTGGCTTTCACGGAGCCCGCGCCCTGCACCACGATGACGTTCTTGCGAGGAACATTGCTTATGCCGTATTCGATGGAGCTGATGTCTTGTCCAAGGAGCAGGGTATGCGTGGGATCGCTCGGAATGCTGCCCAGGAAGATGGTTTTGTCCTGATTCGGGCGATAGAAGATATTCGCAGTGTTCATTGACCTCACGGTCTCGAGCGCGGCTATCAGCTTCTGATTCTGGAACGGGAATGCTGCCTGCTGCCCCGTTGTGGTCAGGCTCCCCGGGGCCATCGTGTACGGGTCTCCGTATGGCTTGCCAGTGAGCGCATCAACGACATTCACCGAGGCACCAGTGCTATCGGTGTAACTGCCAGTGAAAAATGCACGAAAAATTGCACCGCTATCGATGTACGTCGAGGCAGTCCCAGGCGTGCCAACGTTCACAGTGCTGGTGATCCCATGGTCTCCCAAGACTTGGCTGTACGGCGTGACCGTGACTTCAACGCTTTCCCCGCCGTTCTCATCGAGTTTCGGTGAAATTTCATCGATAATTCCTTGAAACTTCAAAAGCCCACTTGATATGATACCTGCACCATATATCCACCATTGCACGATATTGCCGCTGACGATCGTGTTCTTGCTCCCTGGCTGACCTGCACCGTCGAAAGCGTCGATAGCACGGGGCAATGTGAATTTCACCGTGTCGGCAGCGCTGTTTATGTTCTCCTTGCAACTGAGGTATGGAGCATCTCTAATAGTGTCCAGGAAAAGTCCGGTAGAGTCGTAAACTTTTACAATTTGGCACTTCGTGTAGAAGGTATCATAAGATGAGGACATCGCTGAATAGATGCCTGCATTGTAGTGAGCAAGGATACGCGTCGCGCTGAGGGCTGTAGAGTAGAATGCAACCTCGTCGATTGCGCCAGGAACATAGTCGTTGGTGTAGGAAGGATTGCGCCCTATATCGTAGGCAAATGTGCCTGTTGCAAGGGTAAGGCTAGGTGTATTCTGGGCAATGTTTTGTCCATTCAGGTAGAGGATTGCTGTCGTCCCATCGTACGTCACTGCAACGTGATACCATACTCCGATGAGAAGTTGCCCCCCCCCGCTGATCGTGATGGAACTCCCTGTAAAGCCCAGGTTGGCGAAGACGCCACCGCTGCCACCGGCATTAATGCCGATTTCAACGCCCTTCTTCGAGGACCCAACGTTATCATTGGCAATTGGACGCGGATAGGAGGTAAACGTGATACTAGTGAGCTTGAACCAGCATTCAACCGTGACGTTAGCCCCCTGAGTCACTGAAGCAGGGACATCAATGTAGCCAGTGCCGCCTCCAGTGTTATTTCCATCGAAAAGCATGGCGGTGTCAAGGTCCTTCACAATGGCTCCCTTGATGCCAGGAACCACAGTGCCATTGATGATTGCATCGCGTACATTGCCGCTGGCATCGTAGGCAGTGCTTCCCGATGCCTCTCCGAGCCTGTAGTAGCCTATTGGGCTATCTGCAAGAACGGCATTTGAATAGTTACTACTCATTTATACGTACCTCGATACCCATGAAAACACCGCTTGCGCTGAAACAGCAGATACGCTTGTGATGCTTATATTGAATGTCGTTATGTCAGGAGGCAGCGTCACGAAAATCCCGATCGGATCGTGCCGTGCTCCTGACCCATTCGAGATGATCGACATGCCCGTGGCAGGGTCGCACTGCACATCTGTGTACTCATTGTTATTCAGTGGCAGAAGCTTTGCTGTCGTTGAATATGCACTGATCGTCTGTGAGTCCGTTGTCTGGGTTATCGAGAGGGCATCCCACTGGGTCAATTTCAGCACGCCCGCGCCAATAGGATACGTTGCGTTCGCGGTAAACGAGGTGACAGTGATAGTCGTTGCTGCCACCGAGAACGCAGTGGCAACGTTGACTGTCTGAGTATTTCCGCCACTGGATAGTTGTAATTTGTCCCCAACGGCCCCACTGAAGCTCGTTGCGTTCACTGGCAGCGTGGTGTATGCCGTGCTGACATTGCGTGCAGTGGTAAGCGTCGTCGCTCCGGTGCTCGTTTTATTTGTTAATCTTATGAGGGGAAATGACTCCGATGTGCCCCCGCCAGTCACTGAGATAGCAGGGAAGTTCCATGTACCCGACGCTGAAGTCAGGGCGACTGTCCCTGTGTCATAAGAGGAGGAGGTGGCGGCGTACATAATCGGGTCATAGGCGCGAAATTTCAGTGACAAATTGCAGGCGAGGACATCCGCGCCCCCTGTGAGCTTTCCTTCGGCGGCAAGGCAGTCTGTGTTTTGCAGCAGGCGTGAATCTTCAAAAATTACTAGAGACTGCCCACGTAGTCTTAAAGCTTTTTTTAATGCATCTAACCGTGATATCAAGTCCGTCCTTGACGATCCTATAATCTTTAATGTGATATCGATATCACGAGCACCAACAGATTCTCCTGATTTAACCGTGCCAAATCTGCGGGCCACGCTTGCCGTTATCGGGGTCACCGTTGGAGTGCTTATATCCTTCGAGCGTACAATGTTTCCTAATCCATTTGAAAACGAATTGAGGATATAGCCCCCAAAAGAGTAATCTGCCATCTTACCGTAACCTCCCCATTGTTACCGCCTTTACTTCATCCATAAAGAATGGTAGAGTATATAGGTCGTCTATCTGGGAATTAGCTACTCTCAGAGAAAAGTGGAACCTTGCCACCTGACGGCACACAACGCAAGGCACTAAACATAAGGAGTTTAGAAACATGGAATACCACTCTGTTCCAGATGTCCCCGGTATATATGCCATTCTCAACAACGTCACATCTTTCCTGTATATTGGCAGTGCTACCAGCCTACGCAGAAGGGCCAAAGAGCACTTAAATGGATTAAGAACCAATAAATCCCATAGCCCCCATTTGCAGCGATCTTGGAACAAATATGGCAGGGAGGCGTTTACCTTCATTGTTATTGATCTTGTTGAAGATAAGAAAGATCTCATAGCCCGTGAGCAACAATGGATCGACGATATCAAACCTGAATACAATATCCGCAAGGTTGCCCATAGCAACTTAGGCTTAAGCCCATCAAAAGAGGCACGTAGAATAGTTTCTGAGAAACACAAAGCTAACCCTAAAGTCATGGCGCATATGAAGCAGATGGCAGAGTCTCGCAAGGGCGTGCCGATGTCCGAAGAAACAAAGCTAAAGCTAAGCAGTGCCAAGAAGGGTAGAAAGCTAACACCTGAGCGCCGCGCTGCTCTCATTGCATCCCACACTGGAATCAAGGTGAAGCCCGAGCATATCGCCAAGCGAGCCGCCTCCAATAAAGGCAAGCATAAATTGACGCCTGAACATATGAAGAAGTTGCAAGAAAGCAGAAATAGAGAGAAGGATCTTGCAAACATTGAGAGATTGGCACAAATGCATAGGGGCAAGCCACTATCTGAAGACCATCGCAAGAAAATAAGTGAGGCAAAGCGAAGACAATTAAAAGATCCAGAGTACAAAGCAATGGTTACCGAGCGAACTAGGCAAGCCGCAGAGAAACGACGCGGCAAGTATATAGGACAAAAGCGTTCTGAGGAAACAAAAGCTAAGATGCGGGAGGCTAACGCACGCAACAAAGAGGTACGAAGCCTAAAAGCAAAACAGTGGCAATCTGATCCAGAGTATCGCCGTAGAAGAAGTGAAGAGGCAAAGGAAAGATGTGCTGACCCAGAGTACCGCAAGGTAATGAGTGAACGAGCAAAGAAATCATGGGAAGCACGTCGCGCCGCAAAGAAAGCACTGGAAGCACAGCAGGCACAGCCCCCTATGCAAAATCTTTCACCAATACCACCTCTTGACACATCGGAGTATGTCCAGTTACCCCTTTGGCAGGGTGATACGCTATAGATACCTAGACTTGGAGAGTTCTTTATAGGACTCTCCATTTTATTTAATTGCATCTCTTGATCTATATGCATCTCACCAAGCCCCCCTTTGCATCATTTCCGCAGCGTACCCACCTAAAGACTGTATTGCCTGATTTATGCGCTGCTCATTGAGGCTCCCCGCTGCTACGTTGGCATTCAGTGTTGTTCCCCCTGACTTGCCTTGCAACACAAGGGTATGCAAGTCTGCTGCAATGCTTGCAAGGTATTGCTCTGTGTTACCACTGCCTCCGCCGAATGCACCGCCAGGACTGGCAAAGCCTGCCATTGGCATGACAATCTCGTTACCTGCCTCTCCGAAGCCATAGCTAGTGCCAGTACGAAGCCCCATGCCAAGGATAGGCTCAGTTATAAATCCACCTCGGGCATAACCGACATAAGGACCACCACGTGCCATTGAAGCAATACCTGGTACATTAAATACTGTGCCATAGCGTCCAACTATATAACCAATAGCTGCTGCCGCATTATCTACTGGATTTAGGATATTTCCATGACCAGGAAGAGCATGGGCGGCAAAGGTGGATGGGATGGTTTGAAACAAACCTTGCGATGGATGTCCCGCACGGGCATTAGAGTCAGTAAGGTTAATAGCGGCGGGATTGCCCCCTGACTCGTGCATAGCAATGGTTGCCAGTGCCCCAGCCCAGTTTGCAGGGGCATGCGTCAATGCCATGGCCTGAGCGATCCAACTTTGAACGTTGCCAGGAACGTTGACAGCACTGCCTCCGCCTCCGCCGAAGTCGAACTTTGGCAAAATTTTGTCGATCCACCCAACTGCCCAATCCTTGACCTTGTTGAATATCCCTGATGCAATGTTGCTCATTGGTCCGAGATCCGGTGCCTTGATGTTCATGGCATTCATCACGTTGTCCAGGACTGCCCTGGCACCGCCGCCTATCCATCCCATGATTTGACTGCCAAGATCGCCGATGCCACCGGCGTAGCCTGGTATTTTGCCGCCCATCATGGCAAGGAGATCCATGGTTTTCGGCGAGGAAAGCACTGCGGTTCCACGCGGGGCGACAAGGAGTTCGGGGCCTTCCTCACCGACGATCATTGGTCCGCCTGGATGGCCCTCGGTACCCGATGCATAGCGAGGAATGCGCCCCAGGTGCGCAACGGGGATCGTGCCCTTGGTGCCTAGTGAGGTGGCGATGTTATCGAGTCCTTGCCCGATAAAGTTGATAAATCGTTCAACTGCATTTATTCCATTATTGAGTTGATCTACGATACTATTGACAAGTCCCTTGAATGCATTAGCTGCCCCATCCTTCAATTCGTTGAATTTAGCGATTGCACTGTTTTTGAAATTTGTGACATGGACTAGGGTCTCATTCCATCTATCCCTGAACCAGTTACCAATAGGCGAAAAAACAGCAGTAACGAAGTTCCGAGCTTCCTGGAACTTGTCCCTGAACCACGTGCCGATTGGTGCAAGAAACGTTTTGACTTGAGTCCATCGATCATTGAACCAGTTACCCAAGAATTGGAAAGCGCCCGTTGTAGCATTCCACGCTTCTGTGAATTTTTGATGGAACCACCCGCCAATTTCTGCCAACTTAACTTTTGTCTCACTCCACCGATCCCCGAACCACTGCCCCAGAAAACCGAAAAATCCAGTGACAGCCCCCCAGGCTTCTGAGAATTTTTGATGGAACCATGCACCTACAGCGCCAAATACGTTCTTGATATCTGCCCATCGATCCTGGAACCACTGACCTATAGGCCCGAAAATCTCGACTATCTTGTTTCGCGCCTCTGTGAACCTATCACCGAGCCACTGTCCTAGCTTCCCCCACAAGGCAACGAGAATATTCCAAATGGTCTCGAAAACTCTTGACATGTAGTTTCTAAATGGTGCTGTAGCGTTCATCACCTCCGCCCATCTATCACTGAACCACTGACCTATTGCACCAAAAAAGCTTGTTATACCTCCCCAGATATCGCGCCCACGATCATTGAACCATTGTCCTACACCTCCCCAAATGTTCTGCACATCTACCCATCGATCATGAAACCACTGACCTATTGCGCCGAATACGCTTGTAGTAGCGCCCCAGGCTTCTGACCACTTATCATGAAACCAAGCGCCTATACCACCAAATACGTTTTGAACGTCTACCCATCGGTCATGGAACCAGTTGCCTATCCCACCAAAAAAGCGTTGTATTGAGCCTATTATCCCGCCTGATGTATCCTCTATATGTTTCTTGAGCTTGGTGTGCTCATCTTCTACATTTTTGCGCATCTCCTTGTGTTTTTCCCACACCGCAACACGCTGGGTTTCGGCAGCTTCAATATGTTTGAGCTTTATTGTCAGTGTTTGCCGTTCTGTGTCATCTTTCGTTTGCCTTAGCTGGTCTGCTACCCCCATCCTCATATGGTCAAGTTTCTGGATAACCCCTAGATCCATGCCCTCGGCATTCTTGATGGTGGCTATCTTCATCTCCATCGTGTGGAGATCCGCTTGCTCTTTTGCCTCTTTTGTCTTCCTGTCTATCCCGTTTACAAGGTCATCCAGGTAACCTATGGAGCTCGTTGCCATACCCTTAAAACCGCCGACAACACCACCAGCAATCCCATCAACTATCCCCTTGAGCACGTTCCCAAATCCCTTGAATATTTCTCCTATTCCACCTAAAATTACCTTTAAATCACCACCAAGCCTATCAAAGTGTCCTGTGAATAAATCGACTACAAATGCTATTATTCCTGCTATTATCTGCACATAGCCTGTAACGATCTGAACAATGCCGCTGAAAATCTCAGCTATGCCGTGTGCCATTCCAGCTATGGCACCAATCATGCCGCCAAGCTCGAATATCAGCAGACCGAGTGCTGCGAGCAACACGCCGCCTATAATCTCTCCGACAATAGTCAATTCAGGTTGAAGTTGCTTGAAGCTTGCCCATAGCTCTTGAAGGGCTGGTTGAAGCTGAGACTTCCATACATCCTGTAGTTGCTGCCAGACGGGCGTGAAGGTGTCCTTGATGAATCCGCCTATTTGCTGCATGACCACACCCACACCAGAGATAAAGTCTCTGAAGCCAGCACTGGTGTTATAGAAGTGCAGAAAAATGGCAGTGAGGCCGCCGACTGCCAGGGCTATGCCTGCGATTGCCAGTGCAACGGGGCTAATAGCAATGTCGAGAGCAAGGAAGGCACCGACAAGCAGTGTGCCGACAGCGGCAGCAATGCCTGCAATGATGGGAATCCCTGCCTGCCCACGACCAACGAAGTCAGAGAACCATGTGCTAGCAGTTTGAAATGCAGGAATGATATTTTGCGAGATAAAGCCCCAAAGCCGCTGAAAGGCAGGGATTAGCTGTGTATTGACAAAGGAAGCAACGCTTGCAATAGCCCCACCGACCTTTACGCCCATATCGGTCGCAAATCGTTGGAAGGCGGGGGAAGTAACAAGCTCGCCAAGCTTGATCAATGATGCCTTTGACTGCTCAAAGAGGGGTCCAGTGAAGGCTCTCCATGCAGCCATAGTGTTATCTTTGAAGGTGCTAAGCAAGCCATTGAAGGTCTTTGATTGCGCCTGCATACCGCCGCCGAATGCCTTGCCCATGCCGTCAAGCAGGATATTGATTGCCTTGCCTGCCGGGAGCAAGCCATTTTCACTCATCTTCTGGGCTTCGGCGGTCGTAACTCCCATGCCATCAGAAAGTAGCTGCCAGGCGGGAATACCTACCTCTGCAAGCTGCATCATGTCCTGCGCGTTAACCTTACCTTTTGCTTGCATCTGCCCAAGAGCCGTTGTTACTCGGTCAATTTCAAACGCGCCCCCACCAAGGGCAGAGACGGCATCACCAACGTTGTGCAGCATTGGCAGAATGCTTTGCGCTGAGAAGCCAAAGGCGAGCATATGCTTCGCAGAATTGGTGATATCGGGGAATTCGAAGGGAGTCTCAGCGGCAAACTTCCAGAGGTCCTTGACCATCTTGGACGCAGCGTCGCCACTATGGAGCAAAGTACCAAAGGCAACCGTTGTCTGCTCCATGTCGGCATTGCTGCCAACGAGTGCGCTGCTCAGTCCTTGCGCACCTTGAACCAGTTGCTGGATGCCAAAGACCGTCATGCCAACCCTGGAACCAAATTCGAGGAGGTTCCCTGCTGCATTCTTGAAGCCTGATGCAAGCCCGCTCGTAGCCTGTGCAACATGATCTTTCAGGCCACTCATCGCTTTTGCAAAGAAACCCGTCTTCTCAGCGCTTGCAGCGGACTCCTTTGCAAGTCTCTGGGCTTCCCCTGCTGCCTTCTGCATGGCATTGCCCGCCGCGTCCTCTGCGGTCTTGACCTTCTCGGCAGCAAGAGCAGCCTTAGATTGCATGAGAGCTAGTTGCTCAGTGGATGCTTTGCCGCCCGTTGCAGCGTCACTGGCTTTCTTCACCGCAAGGGCAGCGCTTGCCTGGGCTACCTCGACTTTCTTTGCGGCTTCAGCGGCTTTGGTTTGCAGGGAGGAGAGCTTATTGAAGTTTTCACCGGCGTCAGCGACTTGATTGATGCTCTTTTTGGCATTAGCAAGGGCGTCCTCGAACTTCTTGAGGACATTCAAGGAACTTCCTGGCTGTATGTTAAATTCCCAGACGGTTCGATCTACTCCCATTGCTCTCCTCAAATCAATTTGATCGTTTCGCCTTCATATGGTTGTGGTCGAGGAAATTCATTGACAACCCTTGTCATATCCATTGAATTTCCTTGATTTCTCTGCTCTCGCTGCTCTTCAAGGATACAATCGAGTTCTCTGATAAACCCGAAGAACTCACGGTAGTCCATGGTCTTCACATCCCTGTAAGTGAGCCCGCCCCTGTAGTGATACAAGAGTCGTGCACGCGTCCTCATTGCGTCATAGGGCTCAAGGGCCGCTCCTACGTTGCTCCCGTCAAGGCGTGCCCGTGCCCGCTCTGCTTGTGCAAGGAGTTGCTTTGCGGCTTCAGGGTCTGATTCCTCGATGGCGTAGGCGAGATCAATGGCCCGCTGTATCTCCTCCATACCCCAATCGCACGTGGGATCGACGGGCACATCGGCATCTACGACGCGGGTGCTTCGCCCTCTCCGTCTTGCGTTGTACTGCCGTCGGGCAAGGGACTGATGCTCAAGGGGCGGTTCACATGCTCGAAAAAACGCGTGAATAACTCCGTGACTACAGGGAGATCGATGCCCTCGCCGATGAGCATCTGCCGTGTCATCCAGGGCTCGGAGATCTGCCAGACTTGCATGACAAGGTCCTCCATGATAGCCATGCCTTCCGCCTCAGAGAGCCCCTGGTCCTTGAGCTTCATAGCATGGTGATAGGCATCCGTTGGCACAAGGTTCTGAATGCGTGCCGTTCGAAGCCTGGGCACGCGGTACGTGCAGGGCTCTCCTGTCCCTGGATTGATGAAAGGCTCCCCATCATCGTCCAGGACGGGCTCTTCCTTGTAGTACCTGACTTTTACAGGGATGATCTCGATGGTCACTTCATCGAGATTCACTGCTTGTGGCATGATAGGGCGCGGTGGACTCTCCTTGATACTCTCAAGGGCTTTCCTTGCCGCATCCTCGTCAACAACGCCATTCTGTGTCGTCATGGGTTTATCCTTCTAATATGCACTGAATTGTGTGTTGGTGAGCGTTGTTTGTAGAAGATAGGCATTGTTTGCACCAGCGCCTATCAATGGTGCTGCGATGCTTTTGCCTTCAACGCTCATCTCGAAATGCTTGCCGTCCGTCTTTGGCTCAGGAATATTCGTTTTCGTGTAAGCAAGTGTGAGTATCTTGTATTTCACGGTGTGCAGGGTATCTGGTTGGGTAAAAATGACTTCCAAACTTCCAAGGCCAAGCGCCTGGGCATCAGTGGCTCCTGCAGCGCCGCCGTAGTACGTCTGGAAAACCTTGGAGAAGACGGTGAACAGCACGGCAAAGGAGACCTTGAAATCAAGGTTGCCGTAGACCAGCCCTGCATTGACAAGCCCTTCGGTCTGCATATCATCATCGAGACCGTTGTTCTGCTCAATGTCGAACTTTGTAAGATTGAGCGCATCGCCAGTGGTGACGCCATCGACTGTCCATGTGCTCTGCGTGAAGAGGAAGGATTGATGCTGCTCGAGCGTGACGGTGGCAGGAGTGCCTTGAACGCTTGAGGCAATGCCTGTGAACTCGATCTCATGCATGAGGAGCTTGCCAGACTCGGCAGATCGCTTGAAAGAGGCAACTTTGCAGGAACGGACACGCAGTGCTGTGCCAGCTGCACCGAATTGGTTCCCCAAACCGACCTCGATCGTGTAATAGTCACCATCGCTCTGATCGGTGATCACATGGCTTGCCGATGACTTCACGGTGCCTGCATTGGCATGCGCCAATTTCAAAGCCCCGCCATTGTAGCCACTGTTAACGGCAAGAGTATACGGACCCACGCCCGT